ATGGATAAGTTTGACCGGCAATTACAGAACGATATTTTAACCGCTTGCATGAGAGCTTACCCACACTCAGCAGACTTTCTTTATTATCTCAATACCTCTGTGGAAGCTTGCTGGGACCTAAGCAATACAGAAGCCCAGAGCAAGCTTCACGCCAATCTGGTTTATCTTGCCGAGCATAATTTGATAAAACTCAATGCAAATCCCCAAGACAGACCTCTTCATATACTTGAAAATATAACGGCTACCGCTAAAGGCATCGATTTTCTCTTAGATGATGGCGGACTGGGTGCGATACTGGATGTGCAAACAGTCCGTCTGCACAACGACACTCTCATTGCGCTTGAAGATATAATTCGCGTTGCTAATATTCCGGAAGAACAGCAGAAAGGATTGATTGCTAAACTCAGGGATCTTCCAGCCGATGCCCTGAAGCATTTGACCTTACAATTACTCACTCAGGGCATTCTGAACTTGCCCCACGCACTTCAGATCATTCAAACTGCCCTACGTAAGGGCTGAATATTGACAGGTCAGGATAGGGAAAAATATTGATGGCTAAGCCTTTCAGTTAGCCCTTATCCTGAAAAGATGGCACAAACCGGCATAAGAATGATGCAAAGTCAGAAAGCCTCTTCGCCAGACTTATGCCTAAATTTCTTCAAGAAATTAAAAGGCCTGAATTCGATAAAGCACCGAAGCCAGGCCCAGATAGCTGCCAGATAAACCGTCCAGTTTACAGTGTCAACTTGTACACCGGGAGCGACAAACAGCTCTGATTATTTATTTTGTTTTAGCTGGCACATATAAATAACAGCCATCACCCCGATTAACCAATACATAGCCGGGTTTAGAGGTGCTTCCTGGACAATATGATGCACCGTTATTAATGGCTGATGCAGGTACAGATACAAATGATGCCAGAAGAGGCAGTGCTAATGTGATTAAGACTTTTTTCATAAAAACCCCATAATAATTACTTAAAATAATATTATTCTGATACTCTACACCAGATATAAGTATAGAATACCGCAGTACCATACTCTGCTAAAAGCAATAGTCAACAATAAGTAACTGGTGCCATTTGAAATTGAATAAGACAGTAAGATAATTGCTAAGCCATCCTGAAAGAGCTGCGAATGAATAATATTATCAGCCTTCACCCTCGAAATAAGATTAATATCACTTTCGATAAGATTATTCTTTTATAGATACTCTATATTATTTTTACAAATCATCCTAAGATGACTTATATATCCAGAACACCAAAAATTTAGTTAAGGAAGCAGTATGTCAACATTCTTAATCATCGCATTCCCGTTACTGGCCGTAGGATTAGCATTAGTTGCGCTTTTTTATCGAAAAAGGAATAAAAATTTTCTTATACCCGGTTTCGTGCTGATTGCGGCCGGGCTGGTGAATGCGGTAATCGGGATGGGTGTTAGTTAGTCTTCTGAACAGTCCGCTTTCGCCGCTGACAAAAAAGTTTTATAAAAAAAACAATCGACTATCCGGCCAGCGCGCCGGAAAATTTTTTGCCTGCTCCTTAATAGCTTCGCAAAATCAAATCGTCGGCCTATCCGCTTCATGCACGCGCAGAATCTCCGACGTCACGACGCCTAACAGCTCTACTTCTTCAAGTACACTTCCTTCGTATGCCTCCCCTTCCTGTGTGATGATGCTGTTACCCATCAGCTTCCCTACCTGAGATTCACCAAACACTTCAAAAACAATTCTATTGCCGCTCCTTGCTGAAATGCTCCTGTCGACAATGAATAACCTGTCGCCGACATCAAGAATCATCATCGATGCCGGATTGATTGCGATGAAGTCATAAATGTTAAGCCGCCTTTCGATATGGTCGCCAGCCGGTGACGGGAATCCCATAGCTACCTCCAGTGATTAGCGTTGAAAAGCCTAAACGTTCTGCATTCCCCTTCCTGAGTAGAGATATCCTTGAACTGATCCTGATGATGTTCAATCCACTGGTTAGCTTCCTTTTCTGTCCAGTGCCAGTTCACTTTCGCCAGCTCCGCAACAAAATCCACAGTGGTAATGGTACGCCCGGTTTTCGGCAGAATTTTTACCGCTGCGCGAAATGCCGCTTCGATTTCGTATTGTCTTGCCATGAGTCTTTAACCCGATAATTACTGTATATGCAAACAGTATTATCAAAGTGTATAACTGATCAAGCGACTTAAGTACAGGTTTGCTCTATGCTGTTGCGCAGTGGGAAAATTTAGAACAGGTCAGGGCTGGCGCTAATCAGGCAAGAGCTCGCAAAGGCGGTGCGACATGAGTAATTCTAAATCTCACGTTCAGCATAAATCGGATGCAGTCCATTACGGCATCCCGGAGTCATTTCGCTATCAACCGTTGAGATCCATGCAGGACTTACAGTTCCCGCAATCAGAGTGCAAAGGAACTTCCCGAAGTGATCAGGAACCAAGAACAAGTCTGTCGGCATTGGCAGAAATCGTGGATCTCCCGCGCAGAAAAACTCAACAGTCTTACGAGTCGCTCGAAGCGAAATGTGAATGTCTGACTGTAGAGATTCCCAGTCATCCCACTCATCGAATTCGTGTCTATGGCTGCTCTCCAGCTGTTGGAACACGTTATTCAATGCACGCTGAACTGAGCCTTTCCATTCTCCGTGAGGCAGCCACTCTGCTCCAGTATTCCATTCGAAAAGACGAGCAAGCTCGTCTCGACTGGATTTTGACCCAAGCCAACGATCTGGTCGGTAATTTTGTGTCTGACTCAAAAACGCGTCGCAAGCAGCATACATGTCGCGCGCTGATAAAAGTCTTACAGCGCGTAGAGGCGCTCTCCCGCCAACCACAAAGTGAATATTCTCGGCGTAATAAGGACGTTGAGTAGATGGTTCCGATTCCATTGGATGCCTCCCTTTCGGAAATTTGCCTAGAAACTAATACCATTTCCGGCGAGCCGCAAGCATATGCGTGACCCTGACCCAAAATCCTGTTGCATCCGAGATAACAGCAAAGGATTGAGCACACTATCGTGATGACCGGTTGGAAGAAAAATTCAGAACAGTTATAAGACTAGCTTGAAATAATTAAAAGTTTCGCCTGGCACCGTTAACTGTGAGCATGCATTCCTGCGCGCGTTGTTTAACGAACTGGAGCGGCTCGATGAAATCTCTTACCCCAACCCGCTCAAAAACATTCGTGAATTTGACCAGCCAGAAGAAGAAATGGCTTGGCTAACCGGCGAGCAAATACAATAACTTTTCGCCGCCCATAAAATTCACGGAAATGATGACCTGACACTCATAATTAAAATCTGCCTTTCAACTGGATGCCGCTGGAGTGAAGCAGCTTCATTAAAGGCGACTCAACTTTCCCCGAATAAACTCACCGCCATCAATACCAAAGGGAAAAAGAATCGCTCTGTACCAATCAGCAATGAACTGTATAACGAATTGAAGGATAGGAAAGACCGTTATTTTAACGAGTGCTATCGCCAGTTTTATCGCGTCATTCGTCTGGCAGGCATTGAGTTGCCTGAGAAGCAAATGAGTCATGTACTGCGACACAGCTTCGCCAGTCACTTTATGATGGCCGGGGGAAACATCATCGTTCTGCAGCGCATCCTGGGACATTCAGACATCAGGGTAACAATGCGGTACGCGCATTTTGCTCCAGATCATCTTGAAGACGCGATCAAGTTAATCCCAATTGCAAATTCGATTTGCTGAGTGAATAATCGCCCTTATGTTTATTAGGGATAAGAAAGGTATTAAATGAAACTTGGAAAGTTAAGTTCGGTTTTAGTAGCCATCACTATGCTCGCAGGTTGCGCTACCAGCATGTCGGAAAGAGCATCTCGCGTACAAATCATCTCCGCTGATGATGCAAAACAATATCAATTCGTCGCTAACTTGACGGGATCTTCCACCCTGACCGGAGTAGCCAGACATACCGGATATCAGAATGCATTGAATGAGGTATTAGATAAAGCTGCTACAGCTGACGCGCAATACATCGTTCTCGATCCTAATAGTGCGCCATCGTATTGGACAACCAGTGAAGTTGTAAGGGCCACAGCTTACAAGAATTAAATAATCGCTAATGTAGTTCGAAATAGATGACTACAAGCATGTTTTGCCGGTGTTAAGAATCGGACATTTGCGGTTAGAGAGTGGCAGCAAAGTGGCGGCACAAGCTCCAGTAGAGTAGAACAGAAGGCAACAGTATAGTATTTAACTCATTGATTTTTCGATAAGTTATTGATGTCAAATACTAAATAAAAAAAGACCGAATACGATTCCTGTTTGCGATTCATTGGGATATTTCTGTTATTTATCATGAAGATAGATAACAAAAACACCTCTTTTATAGGTTGCAACACTTACCATTACAGCCATTGTAGATCAAACAGTTACCACCTTTTTCGGATCTGGTTCGGACAAATTTCGGTACGTTATATCGTCGGCCTGTCATCCTCACTCAGCCGTATGATAATCGATGTCACCACGCCCAGCACTGTCACCTCTTCCATAGCCTCACCTTCATACGCTTCACCGTCCGGTGTGATAATGCTCTGCCCCATGAGCTTCCCTATCTGCGACTCCCCGAATATTTCAAACGCCAGGGTACTGCCCTGCTTCGGCTTCATGCTGCGGTCGATAACATAAAACTGGTCGTCATCATCCAGAATCATCGTTGCAGACGGGTGGCTGACCAGAAGCTCATTCAGGTCAAGCCGCTTTTCGATGTAATCGTTAGCCGGTGATGGAAATCCCATAGTTACCTCACGTATCCCATGTTCATCATGTAGAAAGTTTTGTCGTCTCCGTCGCGGCATCCATCATCGCGAAAGAACGTCTGGTAGCGTCCTATCCATTCATTGGCCTGCTCACGCGTCCAGATGTGGTTGCGCTTGCTTAGCTCGCGGACGAAGTCAGACGTTGTGACAACTTTCCCCAATTTCGGATGCAATTTGATGCTGGCCGTGAAAGCCGCGTCGATTTCGTATCGTCTTGCCATGATTTGTTAGCCTGATAATTACTGTATGTGCATACAGTATTATTGATCGAGAGGATTGATCAAGTGACTAAAGGACAGGTTTTAGTAGAGCGTTGAGATGCGGGGATATTTAGGTGGGATAAGCCCGGACATTACCGGGCTATGATATCACTCAGCTGAATCTGTTTCGGCTGCTGTCATAGTCGCTCTTGATTACTTCCAGTGCGCTAAGCCCTGAAGTCAGCAGGTTGTCCTTTCTGACTCGATAGAACGAGCCTCCCCAGGTCATGGGAAAACTGGCAGACGTACCAATGTAACGGTTGGTTGGCGCGCCCGGCACTGTTGATGCAGGCGCAGCCCAGCCAGACGAATAGACAAGCTCTTTGTCCAGATAGACAAAAATTCTCTGCTGAGTGCTGTCACTGCTCATTTCGCATTCAACTGAAAATTGATGAAGACTGCCATTGTATAGTGGCGATAGTTGCGATGTGACAGTATAAGACTTTCCTCGAACGCGCAGCTCTATCAAAGTGACCGCGCCAGATGTAACAGTTGGAACGACTGCTAGCATGGTGGCAAGTGTAGAATTGTTTGCGACAGTGGAGAAGCTCATCAGTTGGTTATTGAAAGAGTTGCCACCGGGCGTTACAACCTTTACCCATACGGTCATCATCCAGTGCAGTTCACCTGGCTGCGGCGTTGCAATTACTGGCATGTTAAACATATCCGCCGCCACCCCGGCAAATGTCATGCCGCCATTTGCGTAGGATTTAGGTTTGTTAAATGTAGCCTGTGCGTTATTAAACGTCAGGTCATTTATGGTAGCGCCAGCCAATAAATCTTTAGCGCCACCAGACCATCCATTTGACACATCAAATAAAGCTGTAGTTCCTTTATTTATTGATTTATCTCTGTACATCTTAACGCCAGTGTCAATATTTACTCCTACCAACTGTTCAATTCTTCCAGCCATTATAGTATCCACCCTTTTCTTTTAATAAATTCATATACAAACTGAGCGTTAACCTCAGCGCCAACATACAATGCATTTTCTGGCGACAGAGATGGGTTAGTTCCGGATATAGACTGAGCCGGATGAAGGTTGTCATATCTTAGTGTTGGTGGAGTTGTTCCATTATTCACGGCCGTCACATCGTCCTGGTATGCAGGATTATGGTGGTTTTTGAAGTTCTGCAGTAAATCCACGCCGTCGATTTCGCAATAGAACTCCGGATAAGCCAGCTTCATTCTGGCATTTAAATCCATAACCTGAATGTAGCCTGTGGTGCCCGTTGTTTCTCCTGCAGAGGGAAACTCTGGTAGCAATACCACCCTTTTGCCAATATTCTTAAGATAGTTGACCATGTCAGTCATGCATTCCATTATCAGGTCTGTAGAGCTGATGTTATTTCTTCCAAGCCAGAAAACGTTGATGCACTCATCATTCAGGTCATATTCAACACCGATGCCAGCGCCATTGGTAACGGAGTTGGTGGTAATAGGTAACACATATAGTGGCGTAGTTTCAGAAACGGATACCGCGCTACCAGATGCATCGCGTGTGAACGAGGCTGTCGTCCCATTCCATGCAAATACACCATCTACTCCCGCAAGGCTGGATTTGAATGAAAGCGATAATCCGCCCGCATTGCTTGCTGGCCCCGGAATGTTGGGAGTTAAATTAACCGAACCGCTGGCGGGAATGACGCCGCCCACAGGCATGTAGCTAATCCTTCTCCCGCCCTGCCTCGCAGCAATAGATACGGATGTTGTAGCGCCTAAGCCAAAGTTATAGCTGTACAGCCCTGTCAGCTCGCTGAGCTTACGCATGAATACGCCGTTCTGCATAAAGCTGTGACCCCATCCGGATATTTTTGACCGCGCAATATACGAATGCTCTTTGAACTCTGGCGAGGCAGCATAGAACAATCCACCCGGCGCATTATCTTCCCTATCTGATTTCCATACGATTCTGTCAAGAACGTCAGGCCTGACATCTGTTTCATTACTTTCACCGCTTGTAACAGCAGTTTCTTTATTTGTTTCAGTATTAAATACACGAACTTGTGATTTACCTGATGCATCAATTTGAGTAAATGGCGCAAGTGGGTTAACTTTTTGCGGCTCTAGATTTTTGACTTTTTCTACAGCTTCATCCCATTGGGGTTTCTTATCTAAATATTCATTGTTATCGAATAAAACATTAAACCCCTCATCAATTCTGACAAATGATTTTTGGTTAAACTCATATTCACCAGTATCTTCGATAAACTTGGCTGATTCGCTTAAAGCAGTCAGATTTAACCCTGTATCTTTTGACAAGATGCCGTCAGGGTCTATCTCCTTATCATTAATCTTTAGTGTCGACGCGCTAATCTCCCGGAATTTGCCAGGAACCACACTGACAAACTCGTCCTCTTCAAGATAATTGATTACATTGTTGTTCATATCAATCAGGACTGCTTTGTAGTCTTCAGCAAACTCATACTCTCCATCTTGCGAAAAAATTGAATACTTTGTCGTTTCATTCAGAGGAATTAGGTTGTTAATCGAAGCTGATCCGGGCTGGCTTGCTACAGCCTTTGCTACTCCGTCATCGTTCAGATATGTGATGAAGGACTTATTCGCCTCTTCACCCTGAGCAACTCTGAATATGTCTCCGATAGGGGTATTGGCTAATCCGGCAATAGTTCCATCCGGATCTGCTGGCGTAATATAGTAAGTGTTTGCATCCGCAATGTTTTGAGCGTTCTGCGCAGACAGAGCTGCTGCATCCGCTGAAGCCTGCGCGTTGCTGGCGTTCTGAGACGACTCGTTAACGCTGGACGCTGCTTGTTGTGATGCCTCCTCCGCAGCTGCAGAGGCTTCCTCCGCTCTCTCTGCTGACTTCCTTGCCTCGTCTACATATTCGGGCGCTTTCCTTGCCTCCTCTGTGTATGCTTTACATTGGGCGGCCGCAACCTCCGCCACAGTTGCATACATGTGCGCTTGTTTTGTGTCTGATAGTGACATTATTAACCTCAGAATTTAATGCAGTAGAGTAAGGCTATGTTGCGAGGCCGTGTTTCATTGCCACCGGATGCGCCGGTAGTGAAGGTGTGTGTATGGTCGCCAACAGCGTTAACGGTGATTGTGTGGGTGTGGGCTCCAGCACTTGCTGCTGTACCGGTTACGGTATGAGTGTGTGCTCCAGCGTTATCAACCGGGCGCTTTCCTACTACCGCGCCACCACCTCCGGCAATACCGGTTTCATCCTGGTTCTCATCCCAGTAGGTATTGACCACGTGGTTGTGCTCTCCAGCCGATGCTGCTGTTCCTGAGACTGTGTGCGTATGCGCGCCAGCACTTGCAGAAGATGCGGTATGTGTGTGTGACCCTCCGCCGTTCGTTGTACCGGTGTGGCTGTGGCTTTGGTTTTGCCCAAGCTGCAGAGAACCGAATGCACGCCCTGAATCTATCCCTCTGCCCCCGTCAAAGCCTCGCACAAATTCACCACGCATATCCGGCAAATTGAATGTTGTTGACCCGTTGCCCGCCCCCCACTGTGTACCAATGCGAGAGAAAAGCCTCGCGTATGTTGTTCTGCTGACCTGCTGACCCGAGCAGGCAATCCAGCCACTCGGCGCGGAGTTCATTGCAAATGCCGCTACTGCCCCGACCATGTCGTTATTAACATTGAGCGTCTCATCAACTATATTCACCCCATCACAATAAAGTCGTGATGTCATGCCTGCATAAACAGATACACCGGAGCCTGCTGAGGTTTTACACGTAACGATGAAGTTGCCCGTGCAGTTATTCTGGACAACCCACGATTTCATCCAGGCTGGGAAAATGATATTGATGTTGGATGTTAATGTGCCTGACAGGGTAATCCTGTCTTTCGCGGCCTGAAGTGTTGACAGTGTCAGACTGTTATTTGTGAGGCCGGTAACAACGGTAGTTCCATAGTTGTTAATTGGAACCCATCCCGTTGTCGCGCCGCTTGCAGATTCAGGTGATGTTTTATTCCCTTCATTAAGGTTCAGCCACTGCCCCGTATATGGGGTGCTGGGAATAATTGCACCTTTAGGATATCCGTTAATCAGTGTCGCGAATGCATTATTAAATGCATAGGTCATCCCGGCGTTCTGCCACTGCTGCTGAAGCGTGACGGAATACAGCACCCCGTTCATATCCTTGCCCGATGGCGGCTTTCCTCCGGCGCTTATAGGCTGCATAGTGACCGGAGGGAATCCGGTGTCAAATGTCGCCACCCCGTCTGACAGGGTGTCTGGAGTTGAATCAGTAGGTATGGTGTTTTTATTACCGTTGACGCCAAATGCTTTTGTAATTCTGGTTGGGCTATCCGATGAATTCATTTTTATACCTGCTGGACAATATTAACAGTAACCCCCACTGGAGCCGGTAGTGCGCCAGAGCTTTGCACTATTGCAAGGTCGGGCTGGGTTAATAGAAATTCGAATACGTAACTCATTTTCATGTCACCATCATTTCTGACATAGCAACGCCCTCTGTCGCTGAACATATAACTCAGCAACTTATTAAGGTTTGGAATAGTGCAATCAGATATATTCGCCGCCGCTTTCATCATGATTAGCTTGCGGTAAACATCATTAGTCAGAGTTACTGTGGATGTGAGAACGTCGCTTGTGTAGAAAGGTGCCTGGTCAAAAGGCTGCGGGTCATCCAGTGCTGACGGGGTAGACAGTGCCTCACCAAATCCGAACACTATCTTATTCTCAGTCAATGTTAATTGCCTGCTTACAACAACTATCTTTCCCCATACATCCAGACCGTATGTATCAGCAGTGTTTATATCCCATATCATTTCATAGAAATCATCGATAAACCTATCGATACCGACAGCTTCGTTGAAGGAATAAATTATAGATTTCAATTTCGGGCTGTCGGCATACTGAGTGAGAATAGTATCGGCGACATTTATCATGTGAGAGTCACCTGTATGTTTTGCCGGTCGAGAGTGGGGATCTGGTCAATACCAAAGGTGGCAGATGTTGAATATGTCGTGCCATTCGTGCTGATGCTGATTCCGAATATATCAACGTTATCCGGGTCTATTTCGGTGATGCCTGCGTAATATCGTCCGGCATAAATGCTTGAGGCAATGCGTGCGCGCGTTCCTCCATCCTCGCCCGTAAAGGCTCGGGTAACCGCATCTTTCACGCGCTCATCGATATCACTCGGCATGAAGTTATTATCAGAAAGCTCTACCCTGATATACACATTGACTGGTGCTGGGGTCTGCCACTTAATTTCATAGTCCGGGTACGGCTGCACATAATGCTCATCGTCATAAACGGTATAGGTGTTATTCCCCATCATCGGTGGGCCGGGCGGTAGTTTCTTGAAGATGGCAGTGGCGATATCTTCCGGCGCGCCGCCGTACACAGCTACATACAGAGAGTGAGGAGCAAGGGGGTAATTTGTCGCCCCTTTGTTAACCGTGTTCTCTGTATTGTTCTGTGTGACATAAGCATCAGTTACGCCCGGCACGGCAAGCACGCTCGCGTAAATTGAACCGAGCTGGTTGTTTGCATTTCCCGCCACCGACTGCCTGCGGCGATATTCGAAGTTAGCGCGTCCTTCAACATCGTTACCCAACACGCCCGCCGCCGGGTTGGTGATGCCAGACCAGCCGGTAATCGCTCGATAAATCGTGTTGAGTGAACCAATCGGGCACGCAATCGCCCCTGTCGCCTGGTTCTGGAACACAACATCTACTGCGCCACTGTCTGGAATGATAGCTTCTGCCAGCGAGTAATACAGGAATCCGGCGCTGTCCATCGCGGTACTGTTTGCCGGTATCACCGTACCAACAAGGCCGGTACAGGTAGCTGTTACTGTGGTTCCGATTGCCGGGATTCGGTCAATAAAGTAAATCTGCCCAATGGCATCCTGCATGCGGCCTGATGCATAGTCAGGGTTTATCTGGTTGCTCAGCCATGCGAGATTGTCATTCTTGTCAGCGATAATGGCCGTAGCACTCATTGCCATCTGACCCTGCGGCGTTGTCAGGATTTTGCTCATCCCTCCACCGGATGCTACGTCCAGGTCAGACAGGCGGCCATTTAGAATATCCACCTCATCAGGAACCGAAATGCCGATATCGGAGAATGTGACGGATGGTACGGCTGTGGATACAGTTACTTCAGCCATTATTTACCTCAGAATTGCACTGTAGATTGGTTATAGTTCGTGTCTGTTATGGTCATCACGCCTGATGCGCTGCGGGTCTGCTTATCGATAGTCACGGTGCAGAATGCGTCCTGAACGTAAGGAAGCTTTTTTGCCTCACTCTGCATCTTTGTATTGATGAGCTGAGTTCCCGGCCAGTGACCGAGAATGCGCTGGTAATAAGGGATGCCGAGCGTAGTGTCGTACCAGGCTTCTCCGAGGAACGTTGAGCAGGCGCAGGCCACATCTTGTGCGACGGATAATGGGTTGCTGGCTATCGCGATATTTCCGGAATCATCGAGCTGGATATCCCAGGTTTCAGTGTCGAGCAGAAAGGATTTAGTCAGCATGCTTTTCTCCGAGCATAAAAAAACCCGCCGGAGCGGGTTTGGTTGTGTGTAAACGCAATGTTTCAGCGTATCGTGCGCTCGATTACGCTAATTTTGTGTCGGACAGCTTCAAGATGGTGTTGTAATGAGAGAAGTTGGAACAAAGCTCCCTCAACTTCATAGCCCATTTTCCGAAGCTCACCCAGCATTTTCCCCAACGGGTTAGGATTGTCGCCATTAGGAACAAGCATTCCTGCCGGATAGCGCCAAGGTGCGCTTAAAGCTCTGTCGTCTACCCCACGCATCCACCGGTACTGGTCGTAATAGCTCATCGGGAATGAGACGGGCAGAGACATCTGTTTGTTTGCATTGCCGAGATATTCGCCCTCAAGCGCATTCAGATATTCGATCGCTTCACCAATCTGTACCGGAGTAAGTTGGTGAATGTGCTTTACCTCAAACTGCTTGTGGACCAGCTTCCATATGTCAGGGTAGATGCGCCCCATTCCGGTTGTAATCAGCCGCTCAGCTGTTTGGCGAAGAGGGGTAAGTTGCGTGGCAGTGGACTGGTGATCCTTTTTGCGTGGATTACTGACCTCCCCCTTCGTCCAATACTGGTAAAGTACATCGTCACACTCTTCCTGGTAGCAGGCTACCTTCTCGCGAAGTTCCGGGCGAACTTTGCCAACGTTGATGGTATGTAGCCAGCCAGCAAACTTTCGGAAGGCAAGGCAAGTCATTGATTGATTGCCACCTTTAGTAGGTATCACGATTTCAGTGATACCTTTACTGAAACGAGTCTTGAGCTTTTCATGCTGCGATTGCCATGTTAGCCCCATCCCATCAACAATTGGCTTCATGGGAACATAAGGCTCACCATTCTGGTTGACTAGGTACAGCGCGTCGCCATAAAACGGCACATTGATAGTGGAGATCTGTGCTGATATACTCTTCATTGTTGGTTCCTTGCAAGTTGCTGACAATTTAGAAACCTCATCCGTTGGCGCGGTTGGGGTTTCGTCGTTTTTACTGCACTGCATAGCCATCTCTTTTTAAAGACTCCTTTAGCCGCCTGATACATTCATTACTGAATGAGCGATCCTCCTTCTCGGACATTTCCTCTATTGCTTTTTCAAGCCATTCGGGAAATCTGATTGATTTAACCTTTTTCATAGCTACCTCTTTGTGTGTGGTACGCATACATAGTATTTGGGTATGTATTGATAGTCAATAGCCATATACGTACCATCAGGTAAAACTGTGAGGTACGCATGGGTGAAAGAAGATACAGGCATCCGCAGGTTAACCTGAGATTGCCAGAGGATTTAAAAGAGAAAATATCAAAGCTAGCTGCGAGCCACGGAAGATCAGCTAATGCGGAGATGGTAGAGGCGATTGAGTTTTGGGTATCTGCAAATCAGGAAATGAAAAACAATCCGGAACAGTATCCTACCCACCAAGAAAAAGTTGAGATTAGAAAAGACAAAATGCCAGAAATAGTTAACGCTGTGCGGCAACAAGTTTTAGAGCATCTGTCTGAACATTACATTCTTACCCCTAAGCAAAACAAAAAACCCACCTGATGGTGGGCTAGTTTTCTTTTTTTATTATACAGTTAACCTGTGTCGTCGGACCTCTGGGGGTATTGTCTGCATCCAGAGTTGTTGAGCTCAAAACTCCTGTCATTTTTTCTTTGTTTAGCGCGGCAACATAATGAACATGAAACCCACCGTTTTCTCCCCATTGGTTGAATTCGAATATCCCTGCATTTTCGTTATCGCCGTATGACTTTTGGCTAAAGGTCAAATCACTTAGAAGTTGTTCATTCTTAACTATCGCCCCCTCCGTGACCCCGAGGTAGATAGTGTAAGTTGATTTATCACAAACAAACCTAATTGGCTCAGCCGCTTGACTCAAGCTTGTGAAAGCTAAAAGTATTGCTAGTAATGCCATCCTTTTTATCATCATTTTGGCTCTTTTGTAGTTGAGTCTCCTGATTCTACACCACCGTGAACGTGAGTTGAAAGCTCAATGCCTTTTGCTGTGATCTCACCTGCAGCTGTGAGGTTACCCTGGAATGTAACGTTACCCTGGTTACTACCGGCACCTTGTGAAACATTACCGTTCAGCTCGATTTGAGGTGAGTTGAGAGCGATCTTGCTTTCAGCGTTCAAGCTAATCATTTCTGCGCTGACGTTAACCACCAGTGGAGATACGATATCAATACCGTCCTCTTTGAACCGTAGGTACTGAATTGGCGTCATGTTTAACAGACCGCCTAAATATACTGCATCGCCAAGACTGTGGTTTCTCCCTGACGCTGGGAGGGCAGGCTTTAAGCTGTCGCGAACTGTCCGGCTATCCTTGTCGCAACATAGCATCAGGCCTATATCGCCTACCTTTGGATCCATTATCACCGCGCTAGCACCGCTTTGAAGCCTCCACACAGGAATGTTGAAAACTGTACCTCTTTCAAGCAAATTCCCGCTTCCGTCCTGGTCATGGATCATCGGTTGGGCGTCGATGAAGCACATCTCGTTTTCATCGCTGGGCCGCACATCTTTTACTATTCCCAGCGTGATAAACGCTTTCGAGTTCAGAAACTTTTCCATAATGAAGTTCTGAACATTGGCTTCTGAGTTCAGGTCGTGTGGGCCGATTGTATAACGATTAGTCATCCTACCGTCCTGCGTTGTAAAAGGTGCCTGAGCACATAGTCATCCAGGGGCCGCCTTCAATCCATGATGACAGGTGGTGCACAGCGCTATTGATGTTATATACACCAGAAGCGTTTGGCAGGTCTGTTTGCACCTGTACATCGCGACCCTGAATCAATAGCGGGCTAAACATTGTCGTAAATTCAAGCCCCCACCCATCAAATCGAGGGTATCCCAGCAAGCCTGTCTCTTTAGATACGTAAGGAACGTTGTTATCAACCGGCTTGCCTTCAGGCCAGACAAATATCGCCCCAAGTCTAATATCAATCAGAAGGCCGTTATTTCTGGCGCAGGTTCTTATTTGATCGATGGTGTTGCCCGTATAATGCGGATCTTTCTCCATCCCATTAACATCAGCGTGGATAACTACTGTCAGTTTGATGTAGTTCGCCATTGCCGTGATTATGTCGGCTATTTTGACGATACCTTGCTGCGAAAAATCTACCACCGGTTCTGATTGCGCATATCCTGTTGTAGATGCCTGAATTATTAACGGGGCATCTGGCATCTGGTTAGCGTCTACATACGCCCAGCCTATCGTTCCAGAGAATAAGGCTACATCCTCAGCCCAGACCTTTATTGAGTTCTGAGTCACTACTCCGTACTGAACACCCTTATAGCCAATCAGCCCCATGTTTTTTAGGCTCATGCCATAAATCTTTGCGTCAAGCGTGTTTGCTGATAAGCCGCCAAAAGCTGCCACCTGCACTTCTGCCTTCACATTCTCCAGCGTCAATATGTTCGCGCCTTCGTCATTAAACTGCCCACTAGACAGACCAAACTGAAATTTCAGGTTTCTATGTTTGTAGGTCATGTCGTCATCTCTTCAGGTGTTGCGTAGAACAACTTAAATCTCGTTCCAAGCTCGTCATACATTGGGTCTGCGTTGCTCTTAGTATCAGCAAAGAAAAGCTCGCCGCGAAACTTGAGGTAGGAATACCTGATGATTTTATTACCATTCAGACAAAGAACGCCCTGCGCAATCCAGGTATTATCAATGCCTACGTCCATGTACAGGCCGCTTGCTCGCTGGACTATGCGCAAGGTTACTGATTGCCCAGAAAGAGTTACCGTGACGATCTGTGACTTTACCGATTGCAATGTGATGTTTTGCATTAGGTCAGCCCTTTAACCAATTCTGTGACTGATTTAGCCAAGTTATTTATCGATGATGTTGCTGCGCCGTTTATTGCCGTTGTCGCTGGCGAGGTAACAGAGTTAACTGCGCTTGATACGGAAGTAGCTACGGTTGTGGCTGCGCTTGATACTGAGTTTTTCAGGCCGGTTAGCGCCCCTTTAACATCGTCGATAGTTGAAGGCTCGACTGAAGATTGAATCTTTTGCGGCTGACCCTCACCTTTACCGGGCTTTCCTTGTTGCGGGTTGTTTTTGGCATTTGCGTTACTGAGCGTTACGTCCGCAGTCTCCAGAACCGCCTGGAAAATTGCCTCCACAATAAGAAGCGTGACTTCCTGGCTTGAAGTCCTGTAGTTGTAGCGCACCAAGTCGTAATCTTCATACGTGGTATCAGGCGTTTCAATGTCATAGAGTTGATGTCCGGCAACCATTGCATCAAGCATTGCCAGCATCGACGTTCTGCTTTCCAGTGTGAAGTTGGTTAGGTTCGGCACTGCCCCACTAAGACCAGTCCACCCCTCAAGCACAAAAGCCACCCTTAGAATTGGAGGCCTTCGAACTTTGTTATAAGAGGTGTAGGAGCCTTGCTCTAACGGAGAAGAGGCAATTGACGCATCGTTTCCATAATCTACGCCCAAGAACGATGTCGGATTAACGGCTTTTGCGCTTCCATTGCTAAGGTAAATTCCATAGCCAGGGCTGATAACGCTGTTTATAACCGAGAAAAGATTACCGCTGTTTATGGCGCTTAGTAGCGTTGTTTCATTCAATGAGAGAGCCATCTGTCACCTCTGACCGGTACTGTAGGCAGAAACAAGCGCACTACGATTAACCTTGGATTGCACATCCTGACCCAGCTGATTAACGCTTCCCGCACTTGAGCTAACACTCATTTCGCTAATGTTAATTTCTGTTTTATTGTTTTGGGATGGTTGTGGCTGCATAGATTGTTGGCGCATCGCTGTCGCGGTAGCGCCAACCTGAATGCCACTACGAATATCTTGGTCGGTTATATACTTTTTGCCATCGGGCCCATTCTCATGATTGATGATGCCCCTCATGAGTTTGAAAATAGTTTCAGTATCGCTACCTGAAAGCTTCTCATTGGCACCTTTACCGGTGGCGCCAACCAGCTGGCGAACGTATGCCCCAACGTTGTTATTATCACTTGCGGGAGCGTACTTGTTCACTATCGACTCAATAGTATTTACGCCGCGCCCGATATAGAGCTGGAGCTGTTTATAAAGTGCAGCAATGCCGTCTCGCATGGTGCCGAATACAGCAAATCGACCGTTTTCCCCCTGCTCTTTGGAGGCACCTGCCTGACCGTTATAATTGAGATTACCAGGGTTTTTATTCCTTATGCCGCGGGGCTTGAGAGTCCCATAAGCATCATATTGATTACTGGCGCCGCCCGTGTCGGAAACTGAATCCCACCAAGCGTATGCTTTTTTAAGCCACGTATCTGCCTTTCCTAAAACGCCATCGCTGCTACCATTATTCTCATTCATCTTGTCAGTGAGGTATTGCGCGGTAGTCTTTCCTTGCTTTTTAGCCTCATCTTCAGCGGTTCCCAACTTGTCCCAAGCGCTGACAGCAGCTATGGCAATAAGCAGCGGGCCAAATGACTTGGCCACTTGCGCCACCGCAGACGTGATTTTTAGCGCCCAGCTCCCGGCAATAAAAGCTGCCAAGATAAGTAATGCATTTTTCCAATCCCCAACAGCATCTACAGCTTTGGAAATTTCATCAGCTGAATCACTGAAGAACTTCTCTATTTCGGGGCCGTGCTCTGTTATCCAGTCAGAAATCTTGATTAATGCCGGTATCAGATATTTATCGATATACGGCACAAGAGTTGAGTAAAGCGTTATGGCTGCGGATTTGAAGCTCTGCTCCATGTCAACAATTGACTTCTGCATGTCCTGCGCTTTTCGTAATGACTCATCTGTAATTCCAGAGTTAGCCTCTGCCGATCGCTGATTCGGCAGGAGCGTACCTTCTGACAATGTCATCAGGAGGGCATTGCTATATCCCATGTCATTTGCAAACTTACGCTGCGCGTCTTTACTCAGCTTGTGAAAGTTCTCAGCCACAAACTTCATGATGTCGCCAGAAGACATATTCTGGAGGTCTATGTCACCGCCAACCGCAGCGGCAAACCCTTGCAGCGCCTTATTGATAGGGTTGTCACTGACGTTACCGCCGCCCCTGAAATCGGTGATCAGGTTCTGAAATGCTTGTAGCTTCCCCGTTATCTCTTCGGCAGAAGAACCGGCCATCTCTGCGGCACGCTGCCATCCATCAAGAGACCGCGCCGACATATCAAGGGCTTTCGAATTAACAGCCAACGTTTGTAGGCCGCCAGTCATGTCTTTGACGAAGTTTTTAATTCCGTTCACAGACAGGCTGACACCAACCAGCGCCAGCAATTCTGTCTTAATTGACCCAAAGAATGAGGCCGCTCTTTTACCTGCGGCCTCCATATCTTTTGCTGTCCGGTCAGCGTTATCTCTGGTTTCATCCAGACCTTCGCCAACCTCTTTTCTGCCTTTGTTGAAACCGGACGAATCAAGGCCAAGCGTGACCACTAACGCATCAATAATCGTTGCCATCAGCCAGCCTCTCGCGCTTTGTTAATGACCATCTGGTTGTAGTTATCCACGGTGATAATCTCCAGCCACCACCACATATCCTCGACGCCCAGCGTTGTGCTCAGCTCGGTAAGAGAGCATTTCCCGGAGGAGAGCACAGTCGCTATGGTTTTCGGCATGTTGACGTAATCGACCAGACCATGAACCGTGTCATTCATGATTGGCGGTATGTCTAAAGGGAGGCGGCGGTGAAAAAATCTACGTGGAGTTTAAATACTTCGGCGCGCAACTTCAGGCGGGTTGCGACTTCTTCGGTGTCATCGTCAATCAGATTTCGCTGGATGGAATGGTTATCAGGATTTGGCACGGCTTTAACGCAGGCCATCAACTCATCCAGCAGCGGCTTTGCATCCCCTGGTGGAATCTTGGCAACCATTTCGAGACCAACCTTCGCCATGCCAGCCATCCCCATTTCAGAGAAATTATCTGGCATGTTCACGCCGTTTTTCGCCATCGCCATGCCTGCACGAATAGCCCACCACTCAGCAGCCGAGGCTGACATTTCTTTGATGTAGAAAACTTTGCTCGCATCGCGGCCTTTACTTTCTACGGTATAAAATAGTTCTTTGCGCGCCATGTTATTCCTTATGCGTTGTACGCTTCGCCAGTAACGTTTTCCCAGTTAATCTGATAAGTCATCGCCTGCAGCACTCGCTGAGCGTCAGGCATCGCCTTAACGCGCTGCAATACACCATTGGTGAGTGTGAACTTGCGGCTGATAGCTGGCAGGATGATTGTCGCGTTACAGCGAAACACTGCTACTGAGGTGCGCGATGTCAGCGCCCAGGTTTCGAAAAGCTCACGGCTCGGGCTGTCAGGCATGATGGTGATTGTTTGCAGGTTCTCGCCGAAAACGAAACCGGCAGATAGCTTGCCATCAGCGCCACGAACAGACTGCGCAAGCTCAGTATCGCCGAGGGCAAACATTGCATCAGCAGCGTACCCCTCAAGAATCTGCGCGCTGGGAAAGAGGTTGGTGACGGTCAGCGAGAAAATTGCGTCAGCGCTTGTGATTGTATTAGCCATTTACCTGCTCCTATTGAACCATGATGGACGCTAACGTTAATTTCTGGACGCTTCCGCCATCCGTGTAATAGAAGGAGCAGCCGGGACGAATACGCTGTGCGCGCTGCTCTGCCGTTGCTCGTGGGATGAACAGATACCAGCCTTTCGCCAGAATCGATGCCGCCACATCCATACCCACCGCGTTGTTAATCTCAGAAATCTGAGAGCTGGACAGGTCAATGCCGGTACGGATGCCGCCAAATGTGATACCCTGGTTGATGGTGTCAGCGAGAGAGGCCTCAATAGCTGCATTACCACGCGCGTTATACGGCAGAGAACGGTTGGACTTAAACAGCTCAATAGTGTCCTGCATCAGTCGCGCATTCAGCCAAATCTGGAAGCAGAATGAATCCAGCCATTTGAAATCGCCGGTTATGGTTCCGTCAGCCCAATAGCGGGTATCGTAGTTATTTGCTGTGTATGCGCCGTAGAAGTTATAACCGTTGGCAATCAGAGCGTCGTAGTTAGCTGAGGATGCGACTGTTGCCAGCAGGCCGGACAGTGATCGGAACTTAAACGGCACCCGGCCTTCCTGCCGGTCAAAATCCAGTGACGCCGCATAGCCAAGAACGGCCGCTGCATGAGCCTGTGAGCCATACACCGGGACGGTATTGGAGTAGCTATATACGTTGATTATCTGATGCGAAAGAGTCTCTGTAGAGCCTGCAACGAGCGCTGATTCATCACTTGTGAATGGCACATAGCCGAAGCGATAGTTCTGCGCGTTATTCCACGCTGAGAAGGCCAGAGCCTGTGACTCTGTCGGCGCGAATGCCGTGGTGAAAATCGCCCAGTTCTGTGATGAGTCCAGCACGTCATTCATCGTATCCGTCACAACAGATGGCGCAGCGCCTTGAGATAAAACAGCCCCTGTTGCGGCAGTGAGTTTGAGTCCTGCAGAAAGGGTACCGCTGGCGTAACTGATAGTGCTGTTAACACCTTCGCTTACCGCAGTAATGATGAAGGCTTTTTGCGTGGTGTCGAACTCAACGGCCACGTCATCGCCCAGGCCGGTTTCAATCAGAGTCGCAGCTTGTGCGAAACTGGTGGCGCCACTCAGGTCAATGCTTGAAGATGTGACTGCGGTTCCGTCGACGGTGATTGTAAGCTCGCCGCTAAGCAGTTTTAGCTGCTCCAGCGTGACTGTAGCCATCGAGCCAGAGCGTAGCCATGCAGATGCCGCCTCAGTGCTGAATCGTCCAAACAGTAACGCGCCCGGTGTCTTGGTAGAATTGTCATAGCCGGCGTAATAAATCTCCGCCATGCTGAACTCAATCGACGCGCTGCCAAAGTATGATGCTACGTCTTCCTTTGTGGTAAAGGTTGTGACGCTTCCTACCGGAGCGTAGGCGCTGTCGGTAAGGATAAGGCCATTCAAATCTAACGCTGAGCCGCCAGCAGGCAGCACGCCAGGGTTAATCTGGACGTCCTTTCTTAATGGGATTGCCATTTATGCATTCTCCGGTGGGTATTTTAAATCTGCGGCAATGACGCCAACAGTTGCACCCGTCATGAATTGTTGAGGAACAACGACAGCGGCAGGAATTTGTGAGTGCACGTCGCACGTCCAGCGGTTTTCCCACTGCGCTTCTCCGTTGATCATCGTCATTTGTTTAGGGTCCGTGGCAAAAACTGGAGTTATCAGCGGCAGGTTTCTTTCAGCGGAGCTCCGCCTGAACCATTCACAGGTATAATCCGTGCGGTATATCGTTGAGATGATGTTTGCGAACTCCTGAGCTGAATCTCCATAGAAATCCAGCTGGCATCGCCATACGGCTGTTCGCCTGTGTGTTTCTGTACTGGTGTCGCTATCGGGCTCAAACTGATACGACACGGCGTTTGTGGACAGGCCATCCACTCCGAGCGGGGTCATGACAATAAAATTTCCTGTCGCCATGGCGGTTCTGTTCTGCTGTGCCTGTCGGCAGGAGGTTACTGCTACATGTGAGGTGAGAAAGTCCCGAAGCGAATAAAAAAGCCCATCCATAAGCGGAGTGACTGTTGCTGTCATTATCCCTCCTGTAAGCGGAGAGCAAGTGAACACCAGTCAGGCCACAGCTCGATAACAGTCGGGATCATCCACACCTGCTCACCAATGATTAACAAGTCTCCACCTGAGCGCCCGGGGCGGTTGATAGCACTGAAATAACCGTTGACGTAGAATTTCTTTTCAACGCCGGTAATATTCAGGCCATCCAGATGTTGCAGGTCGCGCCAACTTAAAGGCTGCAACTGTCCGCTCACCGAAACATCCGTGTATGTAGGTTCAACACGACCCGATGGGGTTTCTGTCTCACCGGCGTACACCCGGACAACGGCATTTATGAACGGATTGACGCTACCAATGGCCCCGGACGCTATCTGATGCAGGTTCATTCTTGCTCTCCGGTGATAATTTCGAAGTTCACGGCCTTTTGCATGCTTCCGGAATCAACCAGCGTTTGCGTGGGGTTAGCGCGTCCTTTTTTGGTTTTCAGTTCAACTGTGTGTTCAGCGTTCGGTGGGGGAACAATTTTTTCAATGGTGTCCCGGATATCCTGCACCATTACCTCACCGAGTACGCTAAAGGCGCTGTTAATGCCTTCGGGCGTCGCAGGTTTCCTGCTGATAAGTTTTCCAAGGGTATCGGCCCACTCGCCTGACTTATCCGCGACCGTGTTTCTCATAAATGGCCGCGCCGGGATATCGCGCGTGCCAAATTCATTGGCGGCGGCATAAGGTGCAATCAGCTCATTATTTTCTGAGTTGGTCGCCCCCGCCAGGATGCCGACATTCATCTGAAGCTTCATACGCTCACCAATGCTTGCCAGTGCAGCTTCGAGCTTGTCTCCACCTGATATCTTTGACATTACTTACCCCCAAGGGTGATGGTATTTCTGAGCGATATACCGACCACCCACAACATATTTTCTCGTCGACTGCCAGTAAGAAGCGCCACAGGGGGTGGATTTAAACCAGGATGCGGTTGCCACATCCGGCACAGCGAAAGAAACGCTTACGGAACCTTCAGATGCGCCTGACACTGGGCCTGCCTGTCCACCACCCCACAAAGCCACCGTTGCAAGATGGCAAGTCAGCATATAAAGCAATGTTTTCCGATCCTTGATTCCTTTATCCGGCTCGTAGGGCACTATCGAGTCGACTGTGTTATCGAGCATCAGGCAGGCTATATCGAAAGCATTATCGAGCTGGGCAGGAGTAAGAGCACCGGAAAATCGAGGGTAGACAGACAGGAATTCGTCGCTGTTAAAAACAACTATCGCCATCATCAGCCCTCGCTGGTTGAAGCCTCTGTGGTTTTGATCGTCTTGTCATTTTTTACATCAACCGGCTCAAGTCCGTGTTTTACTCCCCTGGAATCAGTCGCCATATCATCAGCGCTGGCGTTATCGCCTGCATAGACCAGCGTACCATTTGAGAACTGTGGCATTTTTCCATAGAGAGACAGCACTTCCTCCCATTCATCAGCCGGTACGACAGTGCATCCAAAACCACTGGTCAGAACGCCCTTTTCGAGGCCGATAAGATGGAAGTCGCTGCCTACCAAGGCAACTTTGCGACCCATAGAAATATCAAAAACGATACCGTGCGGATGCTTCAGACGAACGTAAACAGAGTCAGACATAGTTGTTTCCTGAGGTGAATAAGCAGCCTCCTCGGAGGCTGTATTTTTACGCGGCCGGGCCATGAATTACACCATGCCGGTCATTTGTGCTACGGCAGCAGGAACCCGGATAACTCCACCGTAAGTAGTACCTGTAACCTTTTGCGCAAAGGAGGAAAGTGACGGAATAATGCGACCCATACGGATTTTCTCACCAAAACCGAGCAGGCCAGTTTCGTTACCGAGAACCTCAGGCGCAATCATCATCATCGTCTCTGATGCTGCTGGAGCATGAGCTGCTCCCAATTGCGGCAATGAAACAAACTCGAGGTTGGGGAAGTACTCCTTCAGCATGGACATTACTGTCACGCCAAGTTGCGTTGGCTCAGCCAGTAAAGTGCGCAGAGCTGGAGAGGTCGCCAGCTTCAGGCGTGACTTCTCATCAACCAGGCCGCTCAACTGAGTTACCAGCTGAGTAAACAGCTTGATAACGTCATTGTATCGGGCAATAGCATCTTTGGATGACCAGGCTGTAACGCCGTCCACTGAAATTGGAGTGGTTGACGCTGGCAGATTTGGATCGTTCAGCACGCCATAAATCTCTTTGCCAGCAACGCCGAGCAGATAGAACTTGTTTGCATCGATGTCGATTGTTGTCGCTGCTGAGCGCTGCTTGCTCGCGGCGAGGTTAATTTTCACCTGCGAGGCCATATCCTGCTCCAAATCTCCGTACTCAATAATGGTCTGGAACCGGTATTGCTCGCGCGTGTGCCACTCTGAGTTGAAGCCTGATACACCGAACTGACCGAAGTCAGAATAAGCAGCAGTGTTCCCGGTGATTTCATCTGCACGCCATTTAAAATAAGGTGTGGTCCAGTCACCGCGCTTTTCCTCATTGAACAGTTCGCGGGCATTTCGTGGCGCGGTCAGAATTTCGATTACAGTCGGGTCGATATAAGCCAATAGCTCAGCCGGAATGGTAGAGTTTGGCGTGGTGATTAGCGCGGCGTCATTGACGATATGCGGCATGTTCTCAGGCGTGATCCACTCGCGGGCATTTCGACCAAAGTCAAAACCGTAGGCGCGCGCCTGTGCAAAAGTTGGGTTTGGCATTTAATTTTCTCTCCATCCGCACGTGAAGAATTCCACCGGCTTATTCCAGTGTTTTTCACATGCGGATTTTATTCAGTGATTAAGCGGCGGGATTCCAGTTGGAAATAAAAACCAGTCCATCAGCAGAGCGTACTTCTTTTACGACAAATCCGGTTTCAATAGAGCCGGCAACAGTCTCACCAGCATCGGCATAGCTGATAGTGCCATCAGTTGTTGATGCGAAGGCTTTCTGACCAATGGTTGGTGCGGCACCGGTATAAGCGGAATAGAACTCGCCGATAGTGGCTACCGTTACAGGTGTTTTATCAGTGATGCCCAAAGTGCCGCTTGAGGTGACAACGTAGTTGTAATAATTGATGACACGCTGTACGAAGCCAGCTACGACCGTGCCAGATGTTTTCACCTGATTAGCCGGATCAGTTCCCTGAAACACAAAGCGCCCGACATAAACCACTCCTTCAGCGAGTGGATTACGAGGCAGGTAAACAACTGGGTTATGTGATGCCCGGTCACCGACTACTGCGCCGGAGTAGTACAAATTAACTTGTTTTTGCAGAGTCATGAGGCCCCCTTAGAGTTTAATTTTGTTGAGACCAGCAAATGGGCCTTGCAGAGTGCCCGGTGCTGCGTCGAAAGTTGGGGCTGGAGCCGGGCTAGGCTTGTTTGCTGCCAGCATATCGACCATGCCCTTGTATGAGGATTTTTCGTACTGTCCAATTTTCACACCTTTCTGTTTCAGGGCGTGTCCATAGATATCCTCTGCACTGTCGAAGGCCATTACATCAACCTCTCCAATAAGTTCACGTACCTTACGGCCTGCTTCATTGAGGCTGCGAAAATGGCTCTGCGCTTCAGTGCGAGCCTGCAGTTTAATGGCATTGGCATCCATCGCCGGTGCGCCACTTTTTTCAGAAGCAGCCTTCTCTTTCTCAGCCTTCTCTTTCTCGGCCTTCTCTTTGGCCTCTTTCTCTTCCGGCGTCAGCTCGTCATCACCAATTGGCTCTTCAAGGCATTCAAGCAGCTTAATCAGCAACTCATCCGGAACTTTACCTTCGAGCATTGCTCGCAGGCTCTCGGATACGTTGTCATCATCGAATGTGGTCTCTTCTTCCACCTTGATCTCTTCTTCCGGTTTAACTTCTTCTTCAACCGCTTCCATCAGCTCGGCCAGCTCTTCAGGCTCAATTTCCATGTCCTGTGCCAGCTGATTACCGTACTTGCGCACAACGGCTTTCGCCAATGTTGCCGGTTTTTTGTATGAGCCTACCAGCTTGGTCAGGTCAGCATGTGCTGCATCCATAGCAAGGCGAGGCTTGAGGTAAGTAGACAGGGCTGCACGCACCGCCACCTGTGCTCGGGTAAGTTTCATATTGTTGGTTACCTTTTTTCTGAGTGTTGACGGCATTGCGTCGTGAACTGCGACATCGGGACCGGCCCGACCTTCTTTAACCAGCGCTACATGATTCCCTCTGATATTTCGCATCACGAAATCGTAGTGAACGCCGTTAAACTCACCGGCGGTGAAATCCGGTTCGAAATAGTACCCGCAGCTGATTTCTTTCAACTTTCCGCTGGCGATCGCATCAATGGCCGACTGGTCAGTTACAGTTAATGAGTTGTCAAGATATGGCGCACTCCATACTGGAGTCGTGCCAATTGAGCCAACACGCTCGTCTTTGAGTGGCGTTCCAGCTGAGTCCTGTTTGTGGACAATCAGAAGCGGCATACCGTTAAAAGTGTCTTTAGCCTTTTCCAGCTCCGCTGCTGAGCGATAGCCGTAATACACCCGCTCTGGATCAAGCCCCAGATCTTTATTCCCTGGTATTTCTCGTCCGTAATACGGCGCAACCTGCTCTTTAGTGAGGTGTGTCTGCGATACATGGAGGTAGCCGTTTTCATCTATTCGTCGACGGCTGGCTTCGTCAAAGGCCAGCGCGTAAAATGACCTAAGCTCCGCCTCCTCCCGCGTGGGATAAATTTTCCCATACACGTTTCGGCGAAACCCCCTCCTGCCGCTTTTAAATGTTACTTCTCGGATTGGCATGGTTATTTCTCTTTTAATTTCGCCTTCAGCACAGCACGGACGGCCATCGCCAGGCTGTCATCGTCATACACTCGTTGGAATTGGCGGTGGCGGTGCGGGCCGCACAACCTTATCCTCCGGTTTGTATGGCGGTGGGGTTGGGGCTTTTCTTCCCACGTTTACCTCGCATTTCAGGTAATAAAAAAGGCCGCACATAGCGACCTTGTTGTTAGATAAATGCTTACTCAATTACTGGCCTGAACTCACATTTACATCCGGGAAGCTCTCCAGGCTGAACAAATCTTTTAAGATGGGAGTCCCAAAATCCCACCTCGAGATCGTATTCCTGTCCATCAGCCTTAACGTGAGAGTGCCGGTATGACTTGCTTCCACCCGACCGATGCTTGACGATTCCTTTTTTAACGCCTGCGCTAATCATCCTGCGACGGGATATCTCGTTTGAAGCTTTGTTATTTTGGTCAACTGCAATAAATCGCGCACGCCGCTCAGTTTTGCCATATCGCTTCTGAAGCTCTTCCTTTAGAAAGCTGATATCCCGGCCTCGACTAACACTCTCCTGCACCAGCGTACTGACCTGTGTCAGATACTGTTGAGGTATCGACTTAATCAGATTGACCTGAGTTTCATAGAGACTGTCCAGTACGTTCCGCACTTCCGGGGTCATGCGCATGTTCACGGTCATGCCAGCGGCTCGTAGCTTGTTGCTGACAGAGCGTGAGGCATAAGCATCTGCCCTGCGAACAAACCAGATCGCTATGTCATCAGCTTTTTTGTCGAACTTTTTGCGCCAGCTCGCCATTACGGAAAGCAACTTCTTATTCAATAATTTTGCCGGGGAAGCATCGCCAACTATTCGCGCCTCCTGCCGTTTATACTCGGCGGATAGCCAGTAATCTACGGAAGTGCTCATCTCTTCAACCAACGACTTGAGCTTCTTCTCGTACTCCTTCTGGAGACCAGCGTTCGCCCGAGTTGCCGCTGCCGTTCTGAGTTTGACTCTCTTCGGCATCATCTGTCTCCGGTAGTGCATCAGCATCTATGCCAAAATAACCGCTGTCAGGGTCTTCCGATAAGCGCTTGCGCACCTCAAGCTCAGACAGTACCCCCTCTTGAAGCAACACAGCATCGGTGTCTGCTTTCGTCTTTTGTGTAGTCGCTGTTACGCTCTCATCATCTTCATTTAGTCCTGAGAACTTGAATGTGACTGATTTATCGTAGCGACCGAGTTTGACGATTTGCAGGATGTCGAGCATCTTCTGAAGCGGCCCACGAAGCACCTTTTCCTGCTGGGATAGCGTATGGTCATTGTTCGTCTTGATATCAGAGTCACCGGCGTTAAATCCTGCAGGCGACAAGCCCAGGGTTTTAACGACGTTAGTCCGGTTTATCATCACGACGAATTCGAGTTGTTGGCGTACGATATCTGTAACACCAGATATTGGCGTGGTGATGTTGACGATATCTTCCATCTTGTGATCAATCGCCAGAACTCCATCATTAGATCGGTAAGCCGCCATGTATTGCAGACGAGGGTCTAGCGAACTGGTGGCGTTCGGATTCGTCAGAATGTCCTACATGTCTGTTTTCAGCACGGTCAGACTGAACTTTTCCAGCAGCCGTGATTCAGCTTGCCGAGCATCCTGAAAGTGGATGACGTAGTCATAGAGTATCTGTGCCTGTGGCAGGCCAAGAAAGTTATAATTTGGCTTCAGAATCATCGGTACTTCGTTGCCACATACCCGAATCAGGCGACTGCAGTGCACTTCCGTACCGAGAACCCACCACGTCTGAGGCTTGAAATAAGTAGGGCTCAGAGGGTCTGTCGATTCATAATTGCCGGGGAAGATATTGATCGGCTCAATAACAGTGAACCGTTTGAACTCTTTCAGTTCTGCGGACTTCTCGGAGATATCCAAAGGCATTTTTAAGCCCTCTCCACGCACTCCGGTATCGATGAAAATCAAGCAGCCACCGAAGTAGCCATCAAATTCAGCGGACGTGTGGCAAATGTCGCGCACTTCGTAGTCAATCATCGCTTCGTCGAGGGCTTTTTTCTCGTCGCTGTCGTCACCATTGCCGTTCACATCTACTGCACTGATTTCAATCCACTCCCGCGTCATGTCGTCCGCAAGAGTTTCTATGCACGCCCGGATGAGGCCGTTCTGCATTAAGGAAGAAAGCGCAGCATATCCCATGAAAGATGGGCCAAGCGTTGGATATTGCCCATGTTCGAATGCGTGCTGAATCAGTGTGTAGGAACCACCCACATCCATCGAGTGATCCATTGCAATTATTGCAGCCTCTGGCGCGGCCAGTGTCTTTGCTGGCCCGTACAGAGCTTTAACTTCCGATAGGGTTGGTATATATCCCTGCTGCTCAATCTTATCTCTCAAGCCCTGCGAAAGATTGAAGCGCGTACGCTCAGGGCGCGACGCATCCCGCCGGGCTTTTCGACGCTGTGTTTTAGTTGTCATAAGTTACCGGCGTTGGTTTCTGGCCTGAGCTGCAGCCACAAGGTTTTTATTCATGTTAATTCCTCCAGAGCCACCGCTTAATTCAGTCAGCGCGTAAACCATTGCGTCTAGGCGGTCGGGGGATTTCTTAGCAGTCGCGGGGATGTATTCCATGAGCTGGTTTTCAAGGATGTAAAGATTCCCACTGTGGGAGACCTTACCCTGCTCGTAAAGCGCAGAGATTGGCTCGGCGCGGGCATATTTTCCCTTACTCGCATGCACACGAATTATTCGACCGTTAAATCCGGCGTTGCGTAGTGTTTCCTCTGCCATGTCGCCGCCCTGATTTGTCTCGATCACAATCGCATCAGCATCATGGTTTTTGTAGGCATCCATCGCTTTTTTTGCCCAGCCATTGGGGCTGAACTTACCGCTGTAATCCCCATCTACCGTATAGATCCGGTCTTTGCCACCACGGTAAGAGGATGCAGCAACTATTCCGGTCTCATCACTCTCGTCACTGTTTGTTGCCTGAGGGTCAATCGCAACAACACAGCGTGAAGGCTCCTCATCGTGGCGAGTCACGTGCGCAGCGTTAATCATCAACTCAGTCCAAAGAGCACCTTCAGCATTAAAACGCCGAGGCTTCTGCATGTACTGCGCTTCAGCGGTGCGGCGATGCGAGAACAGCGATACTCGGTGGGATTCGTTATGCTTGAACGGCCACAGCCAGCCATCAGGAAGTCCATGGTCAATGGGTATGGCGTGCGTGTTATCTGGGTACTGTTCGGAATAGCTCTGGCTGTTATCAATCAGCACGGGAAGATTCAGGTGGTGCCACTTCTCGCCGCTGCCACCCCGCAATAGATATCCGCTCAGGTCGTGATAGTGGATGCGCTGCATAATCACTATCATCGGCGTAGTTTCAATCGCCAGGCGTGATTTAATGGTTTCGTTGAAACGGTTGTTAACGCCGTCTCGAACAGTTTCACTGTATGCGTCATCAGGCTTTACGGGATCATCGATAATCAATGCGCCCTGCCAGCCCGGCTCCATGTGCCCAGCACGAAACCCCGTAACCTGGCCGGCTGCAGATGATGCGTAGACTCCGCCACCGAACTCGTTCCACCACATAGCCTTGCTGTCAGCGTCATCTCGCAAATCCATCGGCCACATCGACTGATAGGCTTTCGACCTAATCATGCCACGTGCGGTTGATGAGTTAAGCAGTGCCAGATTGTGCGAGTACGAAAGATGCATAAAGCGGGCACGTTTATTCAGCGTCAGCCCTCTGCCCATCATGTTGATGGTCGCCAACTCAGTTTTGGTATAGCCCGGGGGAACGTTGATTATCAAGCGGGTTATTTCTCCGCTGATTACGCGGTCGAGCGTTTGCTGAATGACCTTATGGTGCGGTGCGACAATCATCTTGCCGCCGGTGCGTTGCTTAAAGAAGTAGCGAGCGTAATACAGCCCATCCTCTTCGCACTCTAACCGGCGAGCATAATTCTTCTGCTCAGCAGTCGTCATCCTCCAACATCTCCCGCCGTGCAGCTTTGTATTCGTCTTTGGTCAGTGTTGCCACTTCAATCGGACCGCCGTTCTTGCCGGTGTGTTCGTGTGTTGCCTGCTCTTTGAATGCCATAACGTTTACGTGCTTGCCAAGCAGCTCAAGGTTTTTCACCTTGTCCGGCCATTTGATTTTCTTGAGTAGGCCAGCAGCATCACCTGCCATCTCGGTTACGTCCATCCCAGAGAGTGTTGTGCGCCAAGTTTTAGGCCAATCCTTAATCGGCTTGAACTCGCCATTAGCAAGCAGGATGTCGAGCACGTCCATCTGGTCGATTTCAACCAGCCTTCGAAGTACGTAGGCTGCATTGATAGATACTTCCTCGTTGCGTACAGCTTTTAGTTCGGCGATCCTATTCTGGATGTCAGGTTTAGTTAAGTTTTCTGAACCTAATGCGCGGGCGGTCTTTTCGCTGTACCCCGCCCGAATGGCCGCTTGTGTGGCGTTCAAATCGATGAGGTACTCGCGACAGAACATGTCTTGCTTGTCGGTGAGTGCCATATTTTCCAAATGAGATGTTAGATATGAAAAGACTGATAAAGCGTCATAACGAATACGATATGACACTACTTTCTGATGCGCTTTCTTGTATAGCGGCTAATTGCGAAGATGCATTCCTTATGAGCGGAGCAGTTCCAGGTAAGGATTACACGATGACAGACCTAATGCAGCTGGCGATGGACTATCTAAAAACCACAAAATTCGGCAATAGTATCCATACAAATACTACCATCTGCGGCCAGCAGTGAAGATATGTCAGCAGTCCCCTTTGGTAGATATTCAGAAGGGCGGCCAGTTTTAGCTTTGGTCGCCATTTTGTGTCCTATTTGTTTCTTCCTCGGGCTGAGGCACATAAACCATCCTGAGCACATCGTCAGGAGCCAGATATACCCATGAGCCATCAGCCAGTGCGATAGAGTAAAGGCCATTGACCATCTCAGGCTGGCTACGAGTCATCAGTCCCTCGTAAGTCTCGCCTGATTTGGTTGTTACGGTGATTTTGTATCTGTCAGGCATATTACTCTCCTGGTTAATCATCATCAGGCGCACTCATAAATGCACCTTGGGATGCAACTATACTCCCCAGCTCTCCTCGCTCATGCTGCCTTACCTTCCATCAGTGAAACCATGTCAGGATCTAACTGGTCGATTAGATTTTTCCTTGCATCAGTTAGCAGCGCTTTGCGACCACCTGAACCCCATTTACCCATCCGGCTTGCACACTGGCTGATTTCTTTTGTTTCGCCGTTGATGAGGTGATCAAGCCGATTAAGCTGGTTGAGGATATCCAGTGAGTTGGTGCGGCTTTCGATGAATGTGTTGTAAACATCAATCTCGAACTCGGGCTTAATCCATGCCGCATAGCGCACGGCGATCATCTCGACGCCCCAAATGCCTTTGCTCGTCCCGCCTTCGACTATCAAAAGAACTTGACTTTTATCATGGGGACGTTTTTGTCCCCGCGTCGCCAGCACCTGAATAAATCGGCGAACTGACGCGCTGCGGATGAACTTGCTTGGCTTCTGAGACTCTGTTGCCTCACCATTCAGAACGGCAGCAGCGTGCAAGTCATTCAGGCAATAGCGCCCTTCGCTGTCTACGCGAACTGAAACGCCGTTTACGATCACGGTTGGATATGTCATTGCGTTTTACCTTTTAGTGAATAAGCCTCGTTGCCCAGATAACCGTCCACAGAGAAGCCGCCGCTTATAGCGGTTATCTCCGAAGCTGATTCCTGAAAGGCTCTGTGTAGTTGATTGCGCCGGGCATGGCGCGGAGGTTACTGCGGGTACAAAAAAGCCCCGCTAATGCAGGGCTCGTTTATTAGATGCTGTTACATTACTGACTTCATAATCCAGTTCCCTATTCAGGAACAGATTTGGAGGCTATTTACGGAGTCTTTCCAACAAGTCTTTCTCGAATACCCCTGTGCTCTTACATTCCACAGGCTTGATTTTATCGTTCCCGTCAGCCGTGGTCAGTCCGGCTACACCAGTAACGGATACTGAAACATTACTTCCTTCGCCAGCACTCCAGACCTGAGTAACCATACGGTAATTCTCCTGAATATTCTGAGTCTGTTTTAACTCAGAACAGTCGAGATAGAGACTGGCCAGCTCGTCATCATTGCCAGTTGCGGCAAGAATCCCCGTACTCAGATCGTTTACTGTAGGACTTAAACCCTTTTGCTGGTAATAGAGTCTGATTGCATTAAACAGTTCATCAGGCTTCCTGTTTCCAATTTTGGTTTCAGATACAGCATCGGACATACCAGGCGAATCACTTTGCTGAGCACTGTCGCCCTGGCCGCCTGCTTTTACAGGACCGTATACATTTATGCATCCGGTAATAATAAAAGGAAAAATGAGTAAAGTTTTTTTTAGCATGTGACTACCTGTAATAGAGTGTCGTACACGCTGATAATTGAGAGCACAAAACCGCCAGGATGAAAATTTTATACGTCATTCGAATTCCTTTTTTATATATAAATTGATATGACCCCAAAAGGGATCACGTTAAATATCCTTATTTGAGGCATTGCTCTCTTATATATTGCTGCAAACCTCTTAGGGCTGCCTGGTCGCGTTGAATTCCTTGCCTGATACTGAGAACGTTTCGTCCAGCAGTCGAAGAGAGTTCGACGGTTCCGACATCATCCACGCCGGGGGTTGTGGCGGCTTTGGGTTTTCCGGAGCAGTTACCTTTGACGAGCACCCGGCCACCATTATCAAGCTTACGCTGAAGAGCATCGTTTTCAGCTTTGGCATCTGCAAGTTCCTTTGTGTATTTCGCATCAAGCGCAGCAACGTCTCGCTGGCGTGCCAGCATATTTGTTATCGTTTTCTGGCGGGCTTCAGCCAGCTCTTCTGCATGATCAGCTCGCTCGCTTTGCTCTTTTGCTTTAGTGCGGTAATGGTCGAACAAGGCAGAGTAGGTTACGTTCAGCGCTATAAGGCCGACAATAATCAGGTTGCGCCAGTTATTTACCAGCCAGATCATCAGCTGTCTCCGCTAAGCAAAGTGAACGTTCCATATCCCGGCGGTTCATCAGACCACGCCATTTCTGACCACCGGCGTAAATCCAACGACGCAACTCTTCGCAAGCGGCGTCTACGTTGCCAGCATTAAGCTTTTTCAGCAGCGTTGATTTGGAGAATGCACCAATGCCTACGTTGTAGGTGAAGCTGTAAAGCGCCGCACGCTGGTACTCACCCAGCGGAACCTTTACCAGCGGATCTACTTGGGCTTTTACCAGGCCAACCCGATTCCAGAGCAGCTGGTCGCATTCGCTGTCGGTATAGGTTTTATTCCTGATATCGCCTTCGCCGGTAATTCCATCGCAGACTGTCCAGACGCCAGCAACATCTTTGTAAGCCACATACTCGCGCCCCTCTACGCCGCCTTTACCGCCGAGAAAGATGGTCGTAATAAGCATTGCCCCGCCGCCAGCTGCCGCAATCAATTTATTTCTTAAACCTGATGAGATAGCCATTGTTAATCCTCACCAAATTTTTCTGTATGAATGTAGCCTCGCTCCTCCAGCGCTTTAATTTTTGCCAGCGAAACTTTGCGCTTGAAGTAAAAATTAATGGCAAATGTCAGCAGCGCAACAATGATGCCTGCCAGAACACCAACGGCGCTCCACTCGTCAGGACTTAGTCGGTTCAGTAAGCCGTTGGCTACCGTTCCGGCAGATGCGCCATACGCAGCGCCAGATGCCAGTTTGCTCATATCTATGCTCATGATCACCCCCGGCTTTGCCGTGGTGCTGTTGTGTAGGGTTTAAGGAAATAAAGTGCGCCGTCCCGAGCTAACCGGAGTGAGTGAGGGTGATTCGGGAGGCGCAAAAGAAAAAGGCCGCTTTGTGACGTACTGACTAAAAGATTATCCAAGCAATATTATTTGGCAGTAAACTAAGTCCTATCTTTTTGGATGGAGAATTGATGATGGATGTTTCTGTAACTCTAAAGGCTAAACCTAAGGGTGTCTGCCCTCATTGCAAAAAGATGGTTGAACCTGTCATTCTCGAAGAAAACTTCATCAGACGAGACAAGTGCCAGTGTCCAGAATGCCAGACAATAGTCTACCCATGCCGAGCACCCAGCTGTTCAAATTTTGCACTCGGAAGAAATAATTATGATGATGAGCTTTGCCCTGATTGTCTTGCTACGGCAATAGCCGAAGCTAAAGAGTTTTATCATGAATCCAAGACAATTTTGCTACCCGTCATACTGATGGGCGCTGCGGGGTTAATCAGTAAAGCACTCAGTGGAAGTGGTGATAAAAAATAGAAAAAGGCCCAGCAATCGCGGAGCCTCGGAATATGGTGCGCCTGTTTATCATCATTGATTATCTGACAGTCCATCGAACGGGCGGCGCATTGAGTTGCTACATTTTTAATTGTAGTAGCCACCCGGAAAACAGCAATAAAAAAGCCCCAACCTATTAAGGTCAGGGCTTTCTTGGTAATCTGCCGCTCTTCTGTCTTTGTCATCCGAGCATGACATAAAACTACCAGGTCCATTTCCCAAATTCAAGCTATTTAGAAAATATTTCCCTCTTAAGCCGCAGTCAGGGAATTTTCCTGTTCTATTTCACGCTTAATTGCGTAAAACATTTCCTCTTCAAGCACCTCCTCGCACCAGATTATTCTCTTTCGGGCATATTGGATATCGCAGCCGGTGGCGTAGTGAACCTGCTTGGCAATATCTTGCGGGCTTTTGCATTCACAGTATCGTTTAATGGCTACATCGCGGATTGGACTGTCGCGCTTAATGACCTTGCTCATTACCTTTTCGACAAAAGCCGCATCATCTGATTCTTTGGCGAGAGCGATGATGCTGGCCGTTGATGTTCCTGGAATAATGATTTCACGCGACCTTTTGAATAACTCCTCTCCCGTATAGCCCTGCTTGTGCAAGCTATTAACCACTTCAACAATTCTCTCTGATTGCTGCTCACTCCATTCCGAGCGAACCATCAACCTACCAATCACATTGACGCATCCGCCAGGTGAATCGTCACCGCCCAGGTGCCTGCCCCATAGAGTCAGCAGATATCGAGTCCAGACTCTCTGAGGTGGAGTAATGGTTTTCTTCCCTCGGCACCAAACACGCCGCAAGTCTGCCTGCCTCAGATAACATGGCAGCATGTAAACCGGGTCTGACTTTCTCATGCCCTTCTCCCTGCGATGTGGCTGAAGTGTTGGAGTAATCGGTAGTCACACATGAAAGAGCTTTTAGAGCTGTATAGTCTGATGTGTAGCCATTTGCGCTGAAGGTATTCGGTCATGATTCCTTTCCTTTTCGCGCTCCGTGAATTTCGAAAATAGCCGGTGCTTTGGGCCAGCTTTCCAAAGGAACCAGGCCGAGCAGCTTTCTTGCCAATTCCAACCGTTTACGAATAATGATTTCTTCAATGGTCATGCTGCACACTCCATTTGACGTTTACGCAATTTCTCGTAATGACGCGCCCGCCGCGTAAAGATGGCCTTTACCCGCTTCAGGTAGTCGATGGTGAACTTTCGTGGGGTGTTGTCTTGCTCTACTCGCTCAACAAGCTCTATGCCGATGCGGTCAATTAATCGGATGCGATACTCGACAGCGTTGCCGCTCAATTGCCTGTTACACCGGGTGCAAGCTGAATGAACGTTGAAGAGATTAAATTTAAGGTGGGATGCAGCACCGCGTGACCGGTAATGGCTGGCGTCAACTGCACTTCCTGTGGTGTAGCTTCCCCGGTGCTGGAGAACTCCCCCACAACTGACGCAGGGCTTGTAGTAATCACGCCAGCGTATGTACCGGTTAAACGCCGCCTGCGCCTCTTTCTGCCACTCTGAAATACCCTTTAGCTTTTCCCTTCTCTCTCGCAAATCGTCGCGCAGTAGCCTCTCCTGCTTGCGAATTGCACGATCCGCTTTAATGGCTTCCTGCTGGCGTGAATATGCCAGGCCGCATTGCCAGTCAGAGCAGACTTTTTGAGTGGATGACCAGGGGAGGTATTCAGTGGAGCAGATGGGGCATTTCTTTGGCTTCGGTGTTTTCGGCTTAATCGCCTTCGCCATCTTCCCTCCTCACTATTTCAATAACTTCATAGCCGTTAAGCTCGTAGAATGCGCAGCAGTCGCTACAGCACCAGGTCTCGTCAGCGCTTAGTGCCAGTCCGCAATCAGCACAGATGCTTTCAGCTTCCACTGCCCACCTCCTTTTGCTCGTCAAGCCACATCAGGAACAATAAGCAGCACGCCGCGTGCGCCAGGTGGGGTAAGTTGCTTTCACTGTCGTTTGACTCTCCTGACCACCAGGCAGTGATGTGACGAATCGACGCATCGAAATAACGCTGTCTGGCATCCGGCACTGTTTTCCAGTTGTCTACTGCGTACTTAGCTGCCCCAAATTCAAGAACGGACACGACAGTTTTAATGGCATTTAACGGCAGCAGACTAAACCTCCATTTCCCCGAGTCATGCTTAGTTGTCATATTCGGCTCCACATAGGGTTCTGCCAGCGCCGGCTCGGGCGAGGCTCGGTTTTCTCTTCGGGCAATAAAGCGCTTACCGTCCATGACTTGTAGTCAGCGGCAAGATGCTTTTCGACTTTGATATTGAGGGATTGATACTTGCGGATTAGTTCGTTGGCTTCTTCGGTGGTGCAGTCAGGCTGATGGTGCCAGCTCATTTTCATGGCCTTTCCTCCCTGCACTTTCACCCCACGCGCCACGGTGAACCATGAGGACGCCATTGACGATTGCGTGAAATCTGGCTTCTTTGTCGCGATGGTACTTTCTGATTGTGGTGCGGTTAGACTTGAGAATCCTTGCCAGTTCTGCCTGATTGCCGCGCGTCTTTATCAATAATTCGGGGATTGTCTGGATGTTTACATTCATGCTGCTCTCCTGATAAGCCTTGCGCCGAAATGCATGAGCGCATCGCGGTCTACTGTGGTCATTGCGCAGTGAGTTCGCGGATATGGATGCCAGATAATCAGCATCTGCCCTTTGTTATTCCCTGATACTGGCTTCCCTGTTTCGCCACTCAGGAAAGCTAGTCGGCCACCAGTGATAAACCTAACCTCATGTGCAGTTGCCATCGCTTCGCGGAACCAGCCAACCGAAGTATCAGCATTGAGAAGCATCACGCAGCCAGTTCCATGCTCTGCGCTTTCCGCTGCTGCCTTTTTCACAAATGGGCCGACATTGCTGTACGGAGGGTTTAGCCACGCATAACCAGGAATATCAGGCATAACCTGATTCCATGGCGTCACAAGCGTGTTCTGCTGCTCCGTGATGTAGTGCTGGCAGAGGCTGTTACCCGCGCTCGCTGCTGCATCCAGAACAAAGCAGAACTCTGCGTTCAATGCGTGGAATAGCTCAGGCGGAGTGCGCCAGGCGTCTTTAAATTCGGCTGGCGTATTTGATTTATCTGTCATGATTTATCCTCAGAAATAGCTGTAAAGCTGGTTGAGAATGTTTTGGTCGCGTGTTCCGGCGAACACGTGTTTGATAGCGGCGTTAATCAGTGCGCTGTAAACTCTCTCGAACTTCTCCTGGTCCATGTTGGCGAATGCCAGACTCTCCGCCTCTGTTCTGATGTCACCGTTTAATCTGACCGTCTGGACATAGAATCCGGCCAGTATCGTCAGGTCTTTGCGGAACCGGTCAAACTGACTGCTCTCGTCCATATGCACAAGCCCGGCGCGATTGGCGCACCAGTGCTCGAAGCAAAAACCAAAGAAGGCCATTACCTTGCGGTGGAAAGATGGGTTACGGGTCAGTTTGATTTCGGCGGTGTAGGTTTCACCGTTTTTGAAGCGCTGGAGTCGTTCGAGGTCTGTTTCGTTTGCTGGAGAGAATACGCCGCCTGGGTGTTTAACCAGGTCGATTTGCATTGATGATTTTCTCCATATCGCGATGAATGATCGGATGCGTTCTGCATGAGGCAAAGTTATTCCTGAAGGTTGCATCTATCAGGTGGGGATAGTAATACTCTCTTATCCAACCTTTGAATTGCCACCTGCGCCACAGGAACCATTTAATTACTGGCATCCCCTTCTCCTTTAACGGTTATACCAGCAGCTCGAATAGCTTCGGTGCAGTAGTCAATTGCGCAATTGTGGCCTTTGTCAAACTCGTCTTCTTCCATCACTTTGTCTGGCACCGTCACTACCAGCGCCTTCCTGCTGGCCTGCCATGCCTCCCACTGTCGCTGATGAAGTCTTACAGTGCGCAATGATGAAATACCGCGCATCTGCATCGCTATTTTTTTCGGCTTAAACCACGCCTCAAAATCTTCACGCATCTTATCCACGCTTACCTCCCGACCATCGCCAAATAAAAAGGCCTACTAAAATTAGCAGGCCCGTTATCGTCTCTGTTGTGTACATCTGGTGCATTATTCCTCCGGCTTGCCGCCTAATAGCAATGATTTGTAATACAGCCTCATGTGAATTCTGTGCAGCCTGTCGTGTACCCATGCAAAGGGGTATGCCAAAAGTAAACCAATCATTTCCATTACTAGCTGAAGAAATTCAAATGAGTATGCTGCAAACTTAAAAGCAAGAGATAAATACTTGAGCAATATTTGCATCACTCCCCCTCATTCATCATCAGGAAGACTATGCAGATAGCGCGGCAGATCTTCTCTGAGTGCGCTTGCTTGTCACCAAGCAACCCGCCAGATATATCCCATGCCATATGTGTACCGCCACTTGATGGTATCGTTCCGATGCGGCTTTTCTCTGCTATCGGCCCCACATCAGCCCATGAGTTGCAGGGGTCGAAAGATGAGGATAAGTATTCGCCATCGACAGCAATCAGCTGCATGCCGTTAACTGGTTCACCAGCCTTTTCACCTAGCGCCATTGCTACCGCTGTGTTTATCTGCTCATCGCTCAGCTTGCTGAAATCAGTCATCACGACCTCCCAAAACCTTCAGCGCATTTGCAATGTCTTCAATTTGGTCATCTGCTTGATTGAAAATTTCCCATACTGAATCATCGTTATCGACTTCGTAATACGCTTTCAGGGCGTCAAAGATTTCTGCATAATTCGGCATCACTGCTCTCCTTCCTGCGTAACGGGTACGGTTGGGGCGGTGTAAAGAGGTTCCCATGACTTTTTGCGAACACTCTCTGTTTCGCTCTCATGCAGCGGGCCTTCTCGACCACCATCAGAACGAATGCGGTAGAAATATTCTGGCTTTGCCGTAAGCGCTGCAAGGGCGATGTTCATCAGCTCAACCATGTATTGCTTTCCATCCGCAATATCCCATCGCTTAACTTCAATTCTCGCCAGGGCAATCAGGTTTTCCCGCTCCTGCTCAGTCAGTACCGGCATGGTGTAATTCTTCATTGTTAATACTCCAGAGTAGCGTCATTTTTCAGTTCGTTCTGCTTGCAGAACTCCTGCCACTCGCGCTCAAGGCGCTTGCCAACAAACTTAACCCGACATTGCCTGGCGTTCCTGATGGCTGAGAATGGCGCTTTACCTTCCGGGAACTTCGAGCGGAACACCTCGGCAACAGGAATCAATACGAGATAAAGGTAATCGTTAGTGTTCATTGTTTTCCCCTTCTGATTCCTGCTGCTCAAGGATGGGTACGGGTGTTTTCGCATACAGCGCAACATCGCTTGTCTTTTCATTGCCAGGAGGCCACATATAACCAACGCTGCCACCAAAACCAGCAAGGTTGCTTTGTGCTGTAAATGCAACAGGCTTCGCCGTAAGCGCTGCGAGGGCGATTTGATAAATCTTCAAGTCGCGCTTTGCATCCCTATCTCCACTGAAACTTCTCACCCATCGCGAAAGATTAGTAATGCATTCTTCTGTCTGCTCAATCAGCTCTTGCCGCTCCTGCTCACTCAGTACAGGCATGCTGTATTCACTCATTGGTAGCTCCTTCTGATTCCTGCTTCTCAAGGATGGGGAGTGCTACCTGATAAGCCTGCAAGTCATATTCGTCACGGATGGTAAGCCTGTGCCCTTCTTCGGCCATCCACTTAAATCCCGCGATAGCGCTACGGCACTTCTCTGCTGTTAGCTTCTTCATTGTTAATCCTCAATAAAAATCCCAATCGCCATCCCATGCTTGTTGCGGCGTTAGACCTTGGATGAACTCCCCATGCCATTTATCAGGGTCTCCCGCGCTCTCTAGTCCCTTTGAGACGGCGATCTCGTTCAGTTTCGAAAACCAATACATCTCTTCCGATATTTCTTCTGCTGTCAGCTTCTTCATTGCCCTTCCCCTTGTTTAGCTGGCTCGACCTATATGCCAGTGAACGCATAACGAGCTGCTCCAGTTTTCTTGATAATTCCGCTATCAACTCCATCCCTAATAACGCGCCCTGCACGGATATAGCTTGCTGAATCAACGCTGTCATCACCGAAGTAATCTGTTATTGCCTCCGCTACGTCTGCTCTGCGGAACTTGGTACCCTTCAATGAGATAAGTTTTTCAATTCTTGGCTCTGTCATGATTTCATCTGCCCGGACTCAAACTGAGACTTCAAGGGTAGATAAACACACCGATGAACGAACGGGATAAATTCTGCGAAGAAGTTATTATCCGTGGCCTGCCGGTAGCCTGTTACCTTGTCGATCATCGCCTCAAGACCATTCCGCGGCTGACGTGGAAGACTGACATCGTAGAGTCGGCAGAAATTGGATATTAAATCCGGCTCACCCAGGCACTCGTCCAGGCAGAGGCTGAATGCCGGGTCCATCAGAAGCGATTGGATAACGTCGCGTGGCAATCGTTTGTCAGTCATGATTTCACCTGCTTGCGGTAGCCCATCAAACTAAACCCACTGCCTTTCGGCGTTTATATTCCTCGTAAAGCCACATAGCCGGGGTTAATGAACCCAGCACGGCGGCATTAGGCATCCACCGACGTTTCATGTCATCATCGGATGGCTGAGCGTTTACCGGCATGACGTCGCGCTTAACTTCGATGCTGACAATAGGGTCAGGAATATTCTCTCCGGCCGACACTTTTCTCGACCATTCATCAAGCTGCTTAGAGGCGTACTTTTCCACCTCTGCCTCACTGAGCTGCCGCTGATACATCGCACGTCGAACCTCGCAGACAATCCAGTACAGGACAGGTTTCTTCCAGGGAAACTTCTCAGCGCCGCCAGTGTGATAGCCCTTCTCTCTGTTGTAGCGCTGAAACTCGTCCATTACATCCTGAACGGTAACGCCCAAAACCGTAGAGCTGTCTTTGCACCAGGAGATAAACTTACCAGGGGACGGCCAAAAATCTGAGTTGCTGGCGCGGGCGTGCCGCACACCTGCTGACAATTGCTCGCGTGTTTTGATTCCGTTCTCGGCGAAAGCGACTGTCCACTGGCGCTTGGTAGTCCTCTCAGCTTCCTCCCCCTTTAGGCTGGTGCTGACGGAGGCTGGAAATATCTGTTTCAGCTGTTTGAAAAGCGCGTCTACCAGCGTTTCTGCCTCGCTGTTTATAACCCTCTCCGGCTCATACCGACCGCCAGCCATACGGGCCATGGCCGCGCCGTCACGATTGTTAATCGCGTCTACCAGTTGCATGCTCATATGAAATCCTCCCAGCCTTCACGGCTGTTCCAGTGCGGGGTTTGTTCGACAGTTGGCGTCTTACGGGGCGGAAACTTTGGCTTGAATAGGCCCTGGTAACCGTTGGCAATGCTTGTGTTAATTACTTCAGCTGGGTTGTGGCCTTCGTCGAAACATTCTTTCAGGAGGTTGAAGGCCTTGGTGACAGTGATCGCTGTTTTGATTGGCTTACGGGACTGGCTCCGGTACTGAACCCATTCAGACCAGGCGTTGCTATCGAGCCACTCAGGAATATCTACCGATAGAGGGTCAAACCCATTCGATACCACCTTGGGGGATTTAGGGGGTATGTTTTTATTATTGTTATTACCTTCTTGTTCATGATGCGCGTCTTTATGCGCGGTGTTATGCGCGGTGTTAGTGTCTGAGGCCTTGGTATTGCTGGGTTTGTTATGCTCGGACATATGCGCGGTGTTATGCGCGGGGGTATCGCTCATTTTTTCAGCATATTCGGTATAATTTATCACGGTAATCACCGTGCCTTTTCGCCGCTCTGCATGAACGGAAATCATCCCCTCCTTCTCGAAAAAAATGAGCATTCTCTCGACCGCATGGCGGCTTGTTGGGTCACCATTTCGGTCACAGAGAGCGAGCCCTAAATCTGCTGAGGTTGTTACCAGTTGCCCGGTTTCCAGTTGCCATGCATGGCCTTTGAAATTAGCCGTATATGGCTTTCTGGCGGCATCAAGTAGGATGTTTTCCCACAGCGTTCTGAGAAAAACATCCTTCGCCCATGACTGCTTCTTGACGCTCCGGTACAACGGGATGTAACCATTCTTCTGGTTCTCCATCCTGTTGCTCCTGAGTTGCCTTTCGGCATAGAGATCGTAAATTCTTGCTGTACTCATGCTGCCCGCTCCTGAACTTGCTGAGCAGCCCACAGGCCCGCCACCCACTGGATGCCTTTTGGCGTGAATTTGTTCTGTGTGAAAGCGTGACCATTATTCTGGTTCTCACCTGTTTTAATGGTGAATCTGCCTGCATCGATGTGCTGAGCGTAGGGGGTTAGCTTCCCTGCCAGCAGATACATGATTTCGTGGTCAAGCAGGAACTTGCGGAAAGCGTTCTCTTTGACGTGAAGAAGCTTACAAGTCTCGCGAAAGCCGAGTGATCCGGTAGCGTTGACATAGCTATCGACAAACTGAATCTTCGGTGCGGCAATGGCTAACTGATTTTCCAGCTTCTGCTTTTCTTCGGCGAGGTCAGCGGCAAGCCTGAGTGCTTCAGGGAGTGTTTGAGGTAAAGCAGGATGCTGGTTGCCTTCCAGCTCATGCAGGCGTTTGATGACCTTCATTCGCAGCATAGCGTTGTAACCAGTGACCAGGCATTCGGTGTGCTCACGGTCAAGTACGTACTCATTCTGCTGGCGGTTCATGCTGTCCAGATAGATACGCTCAAAAGTGAGCGCATCTTCTTTCAGGTCGGCAAGCATGTTTTCAATGTCGCGCTTCACATTCTTGTGCTCCTTGCCTGTCAGTTCGGCAATCTCACGGCTGGTCATCGTAGTGTTTACTGCTGTCGATAATTGCATGTATAATTACCTCAGAAATTGAGTGTTGTTTGATAGCCTTCGACTGTTCCCGCAGTTGAGGGCTTTTTCTTTGTCAGAATTGATGCAACCTGCCGCGCTAAATGCGCCATATCCTCATCGACCACTCCGTATTCCAGAACAGCCAACAACATCGATATCTTCGGCACCCAGTCGCGTTTCCACCGGCTTATCTGCGCCTTATCGACGCCAACGGCCTTAGCGGTGCGCTCTGTACCCAGCAAGGAGATTTTGTTGAGTAATGCGCTCTCAATGCGTAGCGCCTCATTGCGTTTGTTTGCGTGCTCCATAATGAATACTTGTCCTTAATGAATAGTTAGTTACGTGTGTGCACCGTGGAGTGTCACATTTGATTTTCCCCGCGTTGTCGGCGAGCTAGATTGTGTAAAGAGCGGTGGTGCTTACTTCTTGGTACTTGGGAAGGGCTTGAGCTCCTCCCCTCTAACTGAGCCGTCCTTACCGACAGTCACAAAGATGTTGCGACCTGTCCGGATGGCTTTACTAATCGCGCATTGGATCACGCCGAAATCCTTAGCGGCCTTAGCCTGGCCGTGAATCTTTGCGTAATCCTCTAAAGTCATTCGATTCATAAAATCACTCCTTGGGATTTATACAAAAAAGAATACTAAAGGTATTCATTAAAGTAAATATCCAGGGTATTTCATTATCAATTACTGTTGGTATTAGAATTGAGAAATGCAGAACAAGAAGATATTGACGACAGAACAGCTTGAAGACGCAAAGCGTCTAAAAGCTCTGTATGAGTCTAAGAAAAAGCAGTTAAACGTTACCCAATATACGATCGCAGATGATATCGGCATATCTCAGGGTGCCGTGGGACACTACATGAATGGCAGAATTGCGCTAAATGTCCCTATGGTTACTGCTTTCGCTCGAATCCTCCAAGTACAAGCATCAGATATCAGCCCCTCACTTGCGAGAGAAGTAAGCAGATATGCATCAACTGTAGATGCAAATGTCAGCGGATTCCGACCGTACACTCTAGGCGTGAAATACCCGGTGATAAGCAAGGTGCAAGCTGGCGCGTGGGCTGAGGCCTGTGAAGCTTATACTCTTAAGGACATCGATCTTTGGCTAGAATCAGATGCTCACATACAAGGTGATGCGTTTTGGCTTGAAGTTGAAGGGGATTCAATGACAGCGCCAGCTGGTTTGAGTATCCCCGAAGGTGCGTTTGTGCTTTTTGATACCGGCAGAGATGCGATCAACAACAGCTTGGTAATAGCCAAGCTTTCAGACTCAAACGAGGCCACCTTCAAGCGATTGATTATCGACGGCGGACAGAAGTACCTCAAGGGGCTCAATCCACAATGGCCTATGGTGCCAATTAACGGCAACTGCAAAATAATCGGTGTGGCCGTGGAAACTAAGATGCGACTGGTTTAGTCCAGTGGCCGGAAGAGACGTTCAGTTAGAAAGTTTACAGGTGAATTATGGATGATGCAGATTTAGCACAAGCACGCGAGGAAGCACATTTGTCCGCTTCTATGTCAGCACGCGTTCCCCGATTAGTGAGCAGAGATGGCAAGTGCATCTGGTGCGAAGATGAGCCGGTAGTTGCTGATACAGCGTTCTGCTCTGCTGAATGTGGAGAGGATTACCATAAGCATAAGCGTGAGATGAAGCAGCGTATTGCTGGCGAGTAATGGCAGAAAGAGACGTTCGGGTAAATACATTGCGGCATTTACCGAAGTGATACACATAGTGTGAATTTGGCATAAGATCAGATCACGAATTTTTTCTAGGGAAGAGGTGAATTGATCACCAACACAAATGGTCTAAATTTCATATGGATAACTTACCTTTGATGTTGTCTGGTCACCAGTTAGAAATGCAGCTCTATCCTATAAAAGAAGCTGACATTGATGGTATCCAGATGGGCGTAATGAACGATGGCTCACCATTCCTTACGCTGAGAGGTCTCTCTCGATTATGTGGCGTAGACCATACTGCGCTGCTAAGAATGACAGCAAACTGGAACGAAGAAAGAACAAAGCCAAGAGGTTTATTTATTGACCAGAAGCTTAAAGATCAGGGTCTAAATCTCAATCGGTTGTTTCATAGAACTATAATTCAAGGCACAGAAACAAACGCTTTCCCAGATAGCGTATGTATGGCGATTCTTGAGTATTATGCTTTTGAAGCATCTCAAGGCAGTAGAGAAATAGCATTAGATAATTTCAGAAAACTGGCCGGATCCCAATTGCGCAGATTCATTTATCTGAGCGTTGGCATTGACCCTGATAACCCTCAGCGTGGTGCCTTAGAGTGCTTCCACGAGAGGCTTCTGATGAATGATCAAGTTCCATTTGGCTATTTTTCAGTGTTCAGAGAAATGGCTGATTTGTCCCTTAAAATGGTTAAAGGTAATTTTGACTTTGGTCCTTCTGCCATTCCAGACATCAGCGTTGGTACCATGTGGTCTAAATACTGGGTCGCTAATGGCCTTGATGAGAGATTTGGCGCTCGTACAAAATCTCCTCATGTTTATCCTGATTGGTTCCCACAGCACAGAGCAGGGCCCATCGAAGCATGGATTTATCCAGATGATGCGTTAGGTGTGTTTAGAAGATGGATGCAAAGTGATTATATTCCAAATCGGCTAGGTGATTACCTTGCCAAAAAATCTGCGGATGGCGCCCTTTCAGCTGTTGAAGCATTAAGAATCGTTGAAGCAGTAAAAAGACCCGAATTACCTAAGCCTAGGCATCATTGAATATGAGTGATTAATCTCCCTCTACCCGGCCACCGCGCCGGGTTTTTTGTGCCTGCTGGCCGATAACGCTTGTTAAATCTCAAAATCGATTCATTAAAAAAATTGTCAGTTCCATAGTTAGCAGCTACCTTTACTTTGTCTACATCTGGAGTTACATATACCCAATCCTGATGTGGCGTAATGAATTGGCATTCATTTCACCCGCTCAGCTCACCATGAGCGGGTTTTTTTTAATAAATTACATTTTGCCACTTCGAATTAAAGCTACTCGCTGCCTGTCCGTGCTGCCCTATCCAGGCGAATATCGATCCAGCTATTTGCCGGTACATCAATCAGATTACCTTTCATCAGTATCATCTCACCGCCATCACTCAGTTTTGTTTGCGATGAAACATGCGAAGGATAACTACATTTCGCCTGGGTTGGTTCAAGCCCCATTTCTCTACGCAACTCTCACCCACCACCTGCACTAAATCCCTTCCCTTGCACTTTTTCGATACTCCTGCGTACGAATCCGCACACCAAATGCGCTAATTTTTAGAGTAAAAAAAATAAATACCCTTAATATTCATTTGTTTCCAACAAAGCGACAGAAAATAAATACCCAGAGTATTTACATAAATGAATACCAGTAGTATTCTTTACCTCATCAGCACAACGCAGCCCACCGCAGAAAGCTGAATGCTCTTTAACAACTGGCAGCGCTGACAAGGCGCGGAATAACCAAACGAGATGGGTTTGGGGTGAGTTGGGCCAGCAGTAACGCCAACACCAGGGCAACGCTCAACTCACCACCAAAACCATTTCAGGAGGCAACATGACAACTATCACTTTCGGTAAATCAGTAAAAGAGACAGCAAAGAGTCGTCGTCATGCTCGTCGTCGTGCAGCAGCGATTGAGCGTGACAATCTGGAGGGGGTTATAGATGCAGCATTCGGCGTCAAAACCCTCTCTCTGGCCGACAAACGCATGAAGGCCCAGCAAAGGGTTAAGTCAGCCCGTAAAGCCTCTGTAATCGCTTCTGGTTGCAGCAATCGAGTACTTAAAGCAGTAGCGAGTCCGAGTGTTCGCGAAGTGAAAGAGGTTGAGTTTGTTACTCGGGAGAATCCTGAGTACCGGAAGGTGAACAACCCTTACGGTCAGCTTACTAACGCCAGGCAGAAAATGCGCGGGTGCTGCATTCCACTTATATGAGGTGAGGCATGGAGAGTATAGGTAAATTAGTAGTATCGGTTAGCTTCGATACTACTGAATTAAGAAATCAGATTAATGATTTACGGCAGTTACTTAATTCATCGCTTGAATGCTTTCCTGACTATATCGTTGAGATGATTCTGCGCAGTCTTCCTGCTGTGCTCGAGGATATCGTCCTGTGTAATAACTCTCCCGCAACCGGCACAGGCCTTGATATTGTTCATAGTGTAAGGTTTGGCACGAAATACGAAAGACTCGCTGCCGCAATCAGGGCAAGAAAACTGAGCACGGATACTCTCTGACATAAACCATCCTTTTCGAATGACTGTGGACTCAGAAACATATCAGTTTCCTTTGACTGTGGAAAGCAGGGAAATCACGCGCCGGGCGTGGCTAAATATCCCGGCACACACATCATAAAGGTCGCTTAGGTGGCCTTTTTTTTAACAGCGGCGCTGCCGCAAAGATGCGACTCATATCATTAAGTGAGGAATTCATGAAACAAGTAGACGAGTTCGACCTAAATATCATCGCTGATTTTATTGGGCAGAGCTGGAGCAGCTTTATCGACTTCTGTGCAGAGCGTGCAGAAGACGGAGAATCTGAAGCACAGCGACTCTATGAGGCTATCGGCGGCGAAGAGTAAAAACATCGACAAGGATGTCGGCCTTTAACAGCGGCGCTGCCGCAGGAGTGAGAGATGAGTGATACCTACCAAGCAGTTTATGATGCCGTAAGAAGTCGAATCGGTGGCACAGATATTGGTAGTGCGATTGAGAGTGCAATGCGAAGCGAAAATTTCGGACATTACTTTCAACAAGCCTGTTATGAGATGCAAAACGCGGCAATTGAACATAGCCGGCCGTGCGTCGTTTTTAAGCCGACATTGAATCAGGACGGCAATGCATGGGTGGCCGTTTATGGTGACTTGCCAACTGGAGTTGTTGGGTGTGGTGATTCTCCAGCGGAGGCCATGAACGACTTCGACGTTGCTTGGTATAAGTCAGCTAAGAAATCCTAACAGGCTGCCACATGGCGGCCTTTTTATTGAATGCTGAACAGTTGAGGAGATGGATATGAGCAAAGAAACAGGTGGTCCAGCGTTCCCCTGTGAGTATGACCACTACAACAATGACGGTGGAATATCACGTGAAATTGAGCCTGGAATGACCTTACGGGACTACCTTGCGGCTAAAGCTTTGAATGGGATTCTTTCCGACCCTGATGCGGGCTTGCATGATGATGACCTTAACCGATACGCCGTCATTGCTTATAAGGCCGCTGACGCAATGTTAAAGGCACGCGGCCAATAGCCGCATTAAGGAGGTGAGAATGGAGTGGATTAATTGCAGCGACGCGTATCCAAATGTCGGTCAGGAGGTGTTGATACGAATTCCAGTATGCAGTCATCACAACATCGAAAATGGTAAGTATAGAGGTGAAGGTGTTTTCATAGGGGCTTGGTGTAATTCTCGAGGCGTCAGCTGTGCATACAAAGTAACCCACTGGATGCCTCTACCGGCCCCACCTTCGGAGTGATACCGCAAGCCGTATTCTCGGAGTGCGGCTGACGATGTTACTCACATCATCCATGAGACCTTTGCCCTCCCTGTGAGGGCTTTTTTATGCCCCATACCAAAGCGCCATTACTCAATGACGCTCCGTTATGCAAACCAATCTAATCATTCACCTGGAGCTACCTATGCAACACGCATTTGCCGGGGCTATCCCAATGGGTAGCTTCTGGCCTCACACGTCTCAGCTTTCCCGTTTAACTGAACGCCTGCGCCGCATCGGACGCTGGTTTATCAAGACTCTCAATGAGAAGGGAAAGCCATGAAACAAATAATCATCACCGCTCGTCGCATGGCTCGAAGGGCTCTTGCGACAAATGACCAGGTTATGTGGGCTGCTGCTCACAGTCTTATAAAGGGGTGCTATCGATGAACATCAAACTAACCATCTCGGACAAAATGGAAATAGAGAAGATTATCGACAGGATGTCAGAGGCCGATAATGAGCTCATATATGAGCAGGTAAAGGCGATGGTAGAGCCGATGCGCGTTAACCCGGTAGAGAACGCTATGTGCGACTACCTGCCCCGCCACTTTGATTATCCAATCATATCTCTTAGTCAGGAGGATTCTTTCTCTCAGGAGCTGGCTCATCAATTCGTATGGGATTACGTCACCCGTGCAGCCAAATGGGAGTACGCGGTGGAGATATTTAAAGGCAAGCATTCATATCAGGAGGTGGCGTGATGGGACAGTTAATTGAGCAGGAGAGCAATAACAATCAAGTAATATCCAATGCCCCGATGCGCCTCATAGAGATGGCGGTATCAAATAATGCTGACATCGAAAAGTTAGAGCGGCTACTGGACTTGCAAACTAAATGGGATGCTGAGCAGGCAAGAAAAAGCTATTTGCAGGCGATGTCATCATTTCAGGCGGCGCTACCAACCATCAAGAAGCTGAAGGCCGCGGATTTTGGTCAGGGAAAAGCCAAGTACAAATATGCATCCCTTGATGACATAGCAGAACAAATAAGGCCTTACCTTGAGCAGTTTGGATTGTCTTATCGGTTTGAGCAGTCGATGGTATCTGGAGTTATATCAGTCAAGTGCATTGCCAGTCACAGAGATGGGCACTCAGAGTCGTGTGAAATGACAGCAAGCCCTGACGCATCCGGCGGCAAGAACAACATTCAGCAATCAGCGTCAGCTGTCACGTACCTGCGCCGATACACACTTACAGGAGCATTAGGGATCGTCACTGCCGATGAAGATATTGATGGGCGGCTGCCACAAAAATCCGTTAATGGCTTGTCCGTGTCGACACTCAAACACATAACCGACTTTCTCGTAACCATGGATAAAACGTGGGATGAAGATTTGTTACCGCTATGCTCCAAAATCTTTGGGCGGAATATTCATCAGGCTGATGACTTATCTGAGGATGAAGCGCAAAAAGCTTTCGATTTCTTGAAGAAGAAAGCTAAGGCGGCTGCATGACACCTGAAATCATTCTGGAGCGCACAGGGATTGACGTTCTCCACGTCGAGCAAGGAAGCGATGCCTGGATGTCATTACGGCTCGGAGTTATCACAGCGTCGGAAGCATCAAGGGTGATATCGAAGCCAAAAAGCGGCAAAACATGGTCGGACATGAAGATGACCTACTTCTATACCCTACTTGGAGAAATATGTACCGGCTCATCACCAGAGGTTAATGCAAAGTCTCTGGCGTGGGGAAAGCAGAATGAAGAGGCAGCAAGGACGCTGTTTGAGTTCACTACCGGCGTTGAAGTTACAGAAGCGCCAATCCTCTACAAAGACGAATCACTTCGCACGGCATGCTCACCAGACGGCATTTGCAGTAATGGGCTCGGGCTTGAGCTTAAGTGCCCTTTCACAACCGGTGTATTCATGAAGTTCCGTCTCGGCGGATTTGATGCCATCAAATCGGATTACATGGCACAGGTTCAGTACTCAATGTGGGTAGCAAACAAGGATTCCTGGTATTTTGCCAACTACGATCCGCGCATGCGGCGAGAAGGTATTCACCACGTCATTGTCGAGCGTGACCCTGAGTTCATGAGCAAGTTCGACGATATGGTGCCGGAGTTTATTGAGAAGATGGACGAGGCGCTTGCAGAGGTCGGGTTTGCGTTTGGTGACCAATGGAGGTGATACGTGGCAGAACGCTGGCAGGAATACGAAGAAAGCTACATCAGACAGGTATCCCACTATACCTATCCGCTTGAGATAGCGAAAAAATTAGACAGAAGTGAGCGGTCAGTTCTTACGAAAGCACGTCAGCTGGGCGTGAAGAAAATTAAAGGCATAAACCGCCGGAAGCCGAAAGGCAAATTCACATTAAGCCGGCACCGACACCTAATCCCCTACCCAGACAGATGGAGTCAGCAAATGCTGGCTCTTTTTTTTACGCACACCAACGAGCAGATAGCTGAATTAACCGGTCTGGCCATTGATGAAGTTGGTGACAGAAGGCTGCTTGAGAATCTCAGGCGCAACGGCTGGCTGCACAAAGAGCCATGAGTGCTCATTTAATCTAAACAACGGAGCTATGAGATGAGTATTAACACAGTTGAATATGCCAATCAGTTGCTGGCTGAGAATGCGGATTTGAAGAAGCAGGTGCAGGAACTAAAGTCCCGTCTGCAATTGGTCAGCGAGTTAAGCGATGCGGCAGCAGCCCTGCACGTTGAAGCTGAAAAGCAGGTGCAGGCGCTGGCGGCTGAGCGTGATGAAGCTATCAATAGCCACCGCAACCATGCAGCCAGGCTAATTGATGAGCGTGGTCAACTGCGACAGCGACTGGTAGCAGCAGAAGCACAAATCAAGGAGCTTACCGCCGACCTCGACAAAGAGTCAGAGATACGTCACCGCATTCATGAAGAGCTGAACGCGATTAAGGGTGTACAGCAGCCTGTTTATCAAATTATCGATGATGGCAACTGATAGGGGCCTAAGGCTCAATCGTGCGAAAATGCACGTTGAGTATATTTTTTGAACGATCCTGTTAGATTAGGTTTTTAGATATGCGGTTGAAAGTGCCCTGAAAATTCGAAAACAACTCTAACCTAACGGTATTTGAGCTTTATCCTGGTGTCAGTCTGATGTAAAGCCCAGCTTGGCATAAAATAAATCGAAATAATTATATTAACTTTATATACTTTAGTGAATAATAATAGAGAGTTTATGATTATGATGAGTTACTTATCATGAAAAATCAGAAACTCATGGAATTCGATTCAGAAAGGTAAAATGACCAAGGATAATAAGCTATGAGTATTTCGAAAGAGACTGCTGTTCACTTTGGTAAGACGCTGAGGGCTAAAGATGGGGGGCATCGTTTAACTCGTGATAACTATTGCCGAATAAACACAAAAAGTTCGTTTGGAAATGGTCGTGTCTATACAGATGAATGGTGCCAAAAGCACATTGAAAAATGCATGATCAATTTTGATAAAAACATAGATTATTTCAATAATCTAAATAGAGATGATTTTGCTATAGATATAAATAACTTCATAAAAAATAACCTTTGTTTTCATGAAGTGAAAAATATTTCTGACTGTAATGGTCTAAGTGGTTGTTATGTGATGGTCCTTGATGAATATTGCCAAGTGTATGTTGGCATCAGTAAAAATATAGCACAGCGGATAAGTGTACATTGGTCAAAGACAAAAGAGTTTGATCGTCTTATTTATGGCGATGTTAATACATCTAAAATATCTATTGACTCTTTTCGGGCGCTTGATACAACTCGATTATTTATATTTGCATCAGACAACGATGATGAGCTTGTTAAAATAGAGGATGAAATCATGGATCAATTTGATCCTAAATTCATTTCAAATCGCATATACGGAGGTACTATTGATGGAGGTTTGTCTGAAGTTCGTACTGGTCTTATTGCTAAATTGCGATCATTAATGTGATTTTGGTTAAAAAACGTACCAAGCGTGCGCTTTCGTACGCTTGGGCTTCAGCCCCTTGGTACGATACTGAAAAAAAATATCTCTGAAATATTGCGCTTGCACGTGGTGGCAAGTGCCGAATTTTTTACGCCGCCGCCATATCGCAATGCCTGAGAAGGCGATGAGGTTGCCAAAGTTGTGTATGAGATTAAATCATTACAGAGCAAGAGCGCCTGGCACTTATTTCTCGTTGCAAGTTTCATTTAAAAAGCGGCCTAACTTTCATTATGGATGATGAGGGTATCTACCGCATCGCCCTGTCAGCGCTACAGGATAAACCAGCAGTGCCAGATGGCTGGAAACTTGTGCCGATTACCGCCAATATGGATACAGTTAATGCAGGGTATCGCGCCATTCAGGCTGGATGCGAGCCGGAAGGTATTTTCGCAGACATGATTTCAGCATCCTCTACTCCAGGAGGTGAACTTGACTAAACGCACAGCATGGCTGGCAGTGTTCATACTCTGCGCCCTGTTCTGGTCTCTCATCGCTTACATAATTATCTATTAGCAAACTAACCACCCTCCCCGACTGACGGTATACTCCGATAAGGAGGACACCCATGTCTCATAACTTAGCAGCAAGAAGCAAAGAAGAACGCGAGCGTATTAACGTGGACTTAGCCGCGTCTGGTGTGGCATACAAAGAGCGGATGAATCTGCCGGTGCTGGCATTTGAGGTTCAGAATCAGCAGCCTGCACATCTGCAGGATTACTTTGTAGAGCGGCTGCAATTTTACCGTCAGGAGTCGTCTAAATATCCACGGGGAACTGACCCGGTTTATGCGAAGGAGGAAGGGAAGTGACATTAGAATGGAAAAAGGGAAGTGAAATGCCTGCGGTTAACTTAAAGGTCTTGGCTTACGTAAATGGCGGCCATGAGATGGCAATCAATATTAACGGTGAGTGGCGCTACTTTGAAGGATATAGTAAGCCGACCCACGAAAATGACACCTACACAAAATATGTTGCAGGCCCAATTCCAGAGCACTGGACATATCTACCCAAGCCTTAATAGCTAATCAAGCCGCCCACTGAGGCGGTTTTTTATTGCCTAAATTTAGGAGTTACCGATGAACTATGCCGATCCAGTTGATGAAGCAGCAGCACTCGCAGAGCTGCAAATAGAGATTGCACTCAGGAATAAGAAGCCAGTACAGCCGCCCTCGCCTGTTTGTTTGAATGGCGACTGCGGCGAACCGTCTCAGCCTGGCACCAGCTACTGTTGCCCGGAGTGCTGCGCTGACCATCAGCGCGAAATGTGGGCTATTCGCCAGCGGAGAGTTGCGTAATGGAGTGAAGGAGCATGACACCAGAACAGAGTAATGCCCTCCGCGCAGTAGCAAAGCAGTGCAATCAGGAAATCACATCGGCCATCAAGGCCAACCCCAAAGTTAACCGCGACGACATCAGCAGACCAATCATTCAGGCCCACTATAAGCGGATCGAACCGGCATATCGGTTCGTCGATTTGCTGTGGTGCATTGGTGTGATTAATGGCGTTCTGAAGGAGAGATTATGAGCGATAAATTAGTCGAATGGCTAAAGTCGGGTGAGTATTTGCCACCTGAATTTCGCGACTTCCACAACCAGAAAGACCTGTTCAAAGCGATGCATAACACCATCCATAACGCCAATGATAATGGTAATCCCCGCGATGGTCACATCTACGTGGTGGATACTTTTCTTTGGTATATGGCGAGGTGTGGTTACACACTGCAACGCAGCAGGAAGGCTTTGCCGTTCAGAGATATGGACGACGACATAAATCGATATAAATCCGAAATGAGCCAGGCGTTTAATTCGATGCTAACCAAATGATCACCCTTCCCCACATTCTCATAGCTGCAGTATTCGTAATCATCATCTGGGCATTATTCGCAAAATAACAAAAAATGAGAATTTGCGTTCTTTTGCGCGTAATCCCTGGTAAAAAGTGCCGGAGGTAATTTATGGCAAAGCTACTGAACTTACAGGAATGGGCCAAAGAGACTTATTCCCAGCCACCATCACTGTCCACCCTCCGCCGCTGGGTTCGTCAGGGGCGGATTTACCCTTGCCCGGAGTTGCACGGTAAGGAGTACAAACTGGAACCCGATTCGATTTATGTGGATCCGCGTAAAAGGAAGATGGTGCGCAAGACGGAATCAATAAGACCGCCGCGAGAAGGGTCGCTACTGGAGAAGTTAAAGCATGTCGAGAAGGCCGGAACGTTATGACGCCAATCTGCCAAGGAATTTGACGTTCAGGAAATCCAAGCAAATTTACTCCTGGAGGAACCCGGTCACCGGACAGGAGTTATCCCTTGGGCGAATTTCACGAAGAGAGGCAGTAGCTCAGGCAATTGAGGCGAACAACTACATTGATCAGAATTACATTCCCTCTGCCCTACTTGACCGTATAAAGGATGCGCCGGAACTTACCTTTGCAAAATGGCTTGAACGTTACAATGTCATACTCGGCAGGAGAAAGCTGAAACCAAATACATTGAAGGTGCGCAATAACCAGTTAGCCACTTTGCAATCTGAATTTGGCCGATATGCCATCGCTGGTATAACGACGCGAACAATCGCCTTATTCCTTGAATCATATGTTGAATGTGGTAAAAGGAGCATGGCTGTTGCACTGCGATCATTGATGCTTGATGTGTTTCGGGAGGCGGTTGTTGAGGGGGTAATCGAACGAAATCCGGTTGAGCCTACCAAGACACCAGCCCCTGAGGTTAAACGCGAACGCCTGTCACTTGAGCATTTCCTGACTATCCGCCAGACTGCACTGAGTATGGGTGGATGGCTGGCGTCAGCAATGGACATCGGCCTGCTTACCGCTCAGCGACGTGAAGATGTCACTTTGATGAAGTTCAGCGACATTTCGGATGAGCGGCTGTTCGTCACTCAAAGCAAAACCGGCCATAAGATGGCGATTCGGGTTAACCTGAGGCTGGATGTGGTAGGGATGTCTCTCAATGAAGTCGTGGAGGCATGCAGGAAAGAAAACCCCTCAGACAATCTGATTTACTCCCCAGTGCGTCGTGGCGGTCGAAAGGCGGGGCCGGTAACACCGGATGCATTAACTGGAGCCTTTGCTGAAGCCCGTGAGTTGAGTGGGATCAGGTTCGGTGAAAATCCACCGACTTTCCATGAAATAAGAAGCCTTGCAAGCAGGCTATATGAAGCCGAATATGGAGAGGAGTTTGCGCAGAGATTGCTCGGCCATAAAAACATAGCCATGACTAAAAAGTATCTGGATTTACGTGGTCAGGAATATGTGATGGTTTAGAGCGAATATGATGTTTTCGGGATTATTTCGGGAAATTTCGGAATATACCTGAAAATATTAAACCATATCAATGACTTAAAAAAAGACCGAATACGATTCCTATATTCGGTCCAGGGAAATGGCTCTGGTAGAGCCGTGCGCTAAAAGTTGGCATTATTGCAGGCGGTGTCGCCTTGCCCTTTAAAGAGTAGCCAAACTAAAGGGGATTTCCAGCCACAGGTTATCGGCTTGAAAGGAAGAAGTTAACTTTGTGATCGGGATGGCAGAAATCCGAATGCAGCCTTTCACTAATAAAGGCTGTCGACTAGCAGCAGGTGCTAAAAGAGCTCAGCGCGCTTATAAAGAAGCGCGCCAATTTACCGATTTAAATCAATCAGTTGCAGAGTTTGCTTGCGCGTTCAATAAAGGGTGTCAGGCTCATCTTATGCCCCGGGTTTTTCGGGTCATCAATCTGAATCACATTGATTGGCTGAGCTTTTACCTGTCCGGCTAACATCATCTCGCTGGCTTTATTATTCAGCGGATATTGCATCAGCGTGCTGGGATTAATAGCAAATAGCGCGTGGTCGGCGGCGCAGGTCAGCATCACTTCTTCACGGTTAAACGCCCACTTCTCTTTACCGATTTCAAAGCGGCTAACGGTAATGATTTGCGATGCAGCCAGTGCGCTGCTGCTGATGCCCATTGCGAGCAGTAAACAGACCAGTTTTTTCAT